CCCGTGAGGCAGGCCCGCCCCGTGAGGCAGGCCCGCCCCGTGAGGCAGGCCCGCCCCGTGAGGCGAGAGGTGAAAGAGTTTATAGGTTAACGCCCGCCGTTACGCCCGCCGTTTACCGCGTCATACGTTTCCGTATCCTCGGAAGTGGGCAGATCGTGCGAGCATTAGGGTGATGCAGGCCTGCCGCGCGTCCCACTCGCAATCCGTGACGGGGGCGAGGCAGTTATCCTCTAGGGATTCCCAAGTGTTAGGCATAAGGCGACCGTCCTTTCTGTGACTAGCTACATCGTGGAATGCCCACCTGTCACGCGCGGGCACTCGGGTTATAGCTACTGTGGGAACAAGCGGTCGCAGACGCAATCGCAGAGTACTTCCGCGAGCCGCTCTAGTCCCTTAGAGAGAGACAGGGAGGCGGCTGCCGCGCCGGTGGTGACTAGTGGAGAGTGAGACACGCGGTCCGCCAGCCATACTGACAGGATGACCGCGCCAAGGAATAACAGCATGCGCGTGGCCGGGTAGTGGAGAACCGCGTGCGCGCGGGTGCGGAAGGCAAGCCCAGGATGAATCATTGTCATCGCAGCACCTCGCACGCGGTCAGGCACGCTTCCCCGAGAATGGAGAGGCAGGCGAGAGTGAGGCAGGTGCCGAAGGCTAGGGGCCAATACCAGCGCATAGGGTCAGGGTCCGAGGGTGGGGCAGGGGCAGGCGAGGGGGCAGGGGCAGGGGGCAGGCAATCGTGGAAGCTTCCGCCGCGCACCTTCGCAGCCAGATCGGGTCTGCCCTTGGCCTCATAATACTCTGGAGTATCCACAAGCGGTTTTCCGGTCGCGGCGGACTCCATTGGCGAGCAACCGTCGGTCGAGTTGTGGTCCGCGCTGAGGCAGTCGTGATACTCGCCACAATCGGAGCACGTAGAGGGTACGCGCTCGTAGGAGTGAAGGCAGCGAGCCGCGCGCGCGGAGTCTAGGGCAGGGTAGATTAGGGAGGCGAGAGTCCACGCCTTGCGCTCGCCGGGGAGGAGGGTAGCGGGGTCGTGGGATAGAAGGTAGTCAAACATGTGGGTGGGGTCGTGGGTGGGGTCGAGGGAGAGAGCAAGAACGAAATGCCCTAACTCATGGGCTAACGTGGTACGGAATGCTTCGATATCAGTTACCTCGTTACCTGGGAGACCTCTGCGAATTGTAATCTTGTAAGTTTTCGGTCCGGTTTGCGTGAAAGAGGAGGTGGTGGCGGTAGCGGAGTCTATGGCGAGAGTGAGGGTGGCAACGTCCTTACAGGTGGTGGGAATGTCCTCTTCTAATTCTTCTATCGATCGTGTTTCATTTTCGTGTTTCATACTAGGTAATCTCCTTTGTGTCTGCATTTACCCAATGATCCGTAGTTTGCGAATGTCCAGCGCGTATCCGTTGTTCACAAATACTTCTACCCACTGATAGCGATGACCGAACTTTTCAATCCACTTCTCCATGGCCTCCCGCGTTTTGAACGTCTTAATTTCCCACATTAGCGAACCTCCGGTTCCCGAACCTCCGGTTCCAGATTTTATTTTCCGTACTGTGTTCCGTACTGTGGAAGTTATACTCCTCCTCCTCCTCTTCTTCATCCTGTGGAAATTAATATTGTTGGAGATAAACTTGCTAGAGGGCGGGGGAAGGCGAGAGGAGGGGAAGGCGAGAGGAGGGGAAGGCGAGAGGAGGGGAAGGCGAGAGGAGGGGAAGGCGAGAGGAGGGGAAGGCGAGAGGAGGGGAAGGCGAGAGGAGGGGAAGGCGAGAGGAGGGCAGGCGGGCAGGCCCGGTAACTCAAATTTCCCTTATTGACCTCCTCCTCCGTGTGGTAAGGTTGGGTAACTCAAGTGGCGGCGTTATACCTGCTGTAACTAGCGTGCCAGCTAGGAATGAAGTTGGAATTCAGCCGTGCGGCGGATAGTCGGGCGGCAGAGGAGTGTGGAGAGTATGAATTACCAAGAGGCTACAGCGAAACTCGGGAACCGGGGAATCGCGGAAACTCGAAAACAACACGTACTTGCAGCGCCGGGAGAATGGGAGAATCGCGCTACGGCTGCACAACACCGACATAATCGTGTGGCGGGCGGACGGGCGGACGATCATGTCAAGTGGCGGGTGGCAGACGGTAACTACTAAGGATCGGCTGAACAAGTACGGGCCGGTGAGAATATCGCAGGCGAGGCGAGGCGAGTGGGGTGTGGTATGTGGGTATGTGAGCGACGGGAACGGAGCGCCGCCGGTCACGTGGCAGGACGGCATCACGTATCAGGCGGGTAGGCTCACGCACTGCGGGCCGGCGCCGGAGAGGGTGCGGAAGGAGCGGGCGAAGGTGCGGAAGTTTGCCGGGGAGTTCATGGCGAAGCTGGAGGCGGGGAAAGTGCCGCATCCATCCGCCGGGGACTGCTGGTACTGCGGGCTGCGGAACGTGGGAACAGGCAAACCGGTGGGCGAGTGTTTCGGCGATAAGGACCACATCGTGTCCCACCTCAAGGAACGCTACTACGTGCCCAGCTTGCTGCTAAACGCCAGTGCGGAAGGAGCGGGCGAAGGTGCGGGCGGCGGGGGCCGGGCCGGCATGGCCGGACAGGCTGAACGCGTACTGGCAGGAGAACTGGGAACTGGAGGACGCGAAACGATACCGGGAGGGATTCGCGATTCGCCAAGTGCCTGCCAAAACAGTTGAAACGGTGGCTTACGAGGTACCTGTACCGGGAGCTTGGGATGGTGAAGTAGGGAGGTGGGAGTTGGGGAGAGGAGGGAGTCAAACTTGATTCCCTCTTTTTTTTATTTGCATCGCGGTAACTCGTGTGGTACTCTAACACTTGAATAGGTAAAGGAGGAGCTAAATGGCCCACAATATTGCAAAGGTAGACGGGCAGGACGCTATGTGGTGCGTAGGCGACAGGCAGGCTGCGTGGCATCATTTAGGCCAGCGCACGCCGGACGCCCAAACGTGGCAGGAAGCGATGAAGCTGGCGAAGTTGGACTGGCCGGTAGTGGAGCGGGAGATGTAACGTCCGCACACCGGGGAACGAGAGCAAGGTGGTTAAGGTGGAGGGGTACAAGTCAGTGTGGCGCGGCAACGGGACACCGGCGCAGTTGGGGGTGGTGGGCGAGGATTACCACCCGATACAGAACGCACAGGCGTTTGACTTCGTAGACTCGCTGTTGCAGGCGCATGACGGGGCACATTACGAGAGTGCCGGGGCGCTGGGGAAGGGCGAGAAAATATGGGTCATGGCGCGGGTGCCGGGGGCCGATATTCGGATCGCCGGGACGGAGGACACGAGCCGGACCTACCTGCTGGTGGCAACCGGGCATACCGCCAATTTGAGTTACGTGGCGAAACTCTGCACGGAGAGGGTGGTGTGCGAGAACACGTTGACCGTAGCGCTGGGGGAAGCCGGGGCGGTGTGTCGGATTCGGCATACCAGCGGCGCGGGGGACAGGCTCGCGGCGGCGAAACGGTTAGCGCCGTCGATCGTGGCGGACGCGAAGGCGCTGGAAGGGAAGCTGAACTTGCTGGCGAGCAAACGGATGACGCGGTCAAGCATGCTGGCGGTGGTGAACCGGTTATGGCCCGCGGAGGCGGGGAAGGACGGCACGAGCAGGCGCGATAACGTGGTGCTGAAGGTGCTGGAGTTGTTCGAGAGCAACGACGGCGGGAAGGTGCCGGAGATTCAGGGTACTGCGTACAATATGTTTGAATGCGGTAACTGAGTATACGGACCACTTCAGGCCGGTCAGGATGACAAGTGCCGTGACAGGGATGACGGAGACGGCCGTCCGGGCGCAGAACGCCGTGTTCGGGGCGGGCGATGGGCTGAAGGTGGCGGCGTTGACCGCGCTGCTGGAGGAGACCAGGGACAACCCAGGGCGGGCCGAGGGCGCTCCGTTAGTGGTTCCGACCGGGGATTGGATGAAGGCGATGGGGATCAAGTATTAACTCCCCACTCTCGACTCAGCGCACAAAACGGAGAGAGGGCCGGGGGTGCGCTGGAGTGGAGGGTTAAAAATGGCGGGAAAAAGGAGAACCGGGAATGCTGCAAATCGAGGACACGCGAGTCGTTTACGCCTTCGCCCACTGCGAAACGTGGATCGAAGATTACTGCAAAACTTATGGTATCGCTTTCCATGAACTTGCCGCGCGGGTGGGAACATTACTTCTCAGCCAGGCGGGCGGGGAGGCCAAAGGAAGTCAGGCCGTGGCAGCGGTGGCAGCGGTGGCAGCGGTGGCAGCGGTGGCGGTGGATGACGGTGCACGTGGCCGGACACCGGGGAAGGCGCGTGCAGTAAGTGGTAAACGACACTGGACGCAACTGCCTGAAAATAAGAAGCGAGTGGCGGCGCAACTGAAAAAGATGCGAGCGGCGGCAAATAGAAAGCGAGGTGGAAGGTGACGAAACGGAAGTTGGGAACCGGGAAGGCGGGGAAGGCGGGGAAGGCGGGGAAGGCGAGAGAGAAGGCTATCCCGTGCCACTGCAAGCGGTGCGGGCACGGCTGGGAGGCGCGGCTGGGGAAGAAGCCGGTCGCGTGTCCCAGGTGCAAGAGCTACGTGTGGGAGCAGGCGGAAGGCGGGCCGGCGGAGCACGCCCAGAATGCCCAGAATGGAGGGCGGTGATGTCGGCGGAGAAGGAGGCGGCAGAGGCGGCGGAGTTGCGCGCATTGCCGGACGTGGAGTTGCTGCACCTGTTCAAGGTGATCGTGGCCGCGCCCAGGGAGGAGTTCAGCGCGAAGGACCGAGCTGAGCTGAAGATGATCGACCAGGAGTGGGCGCGCCGGGAGAAGGAGGGCAGGCGGGAGCGGGACCGGGAGCAGCGGAAGGTGAGGACGGTGCGGCGGGCGGTGGCGCGGGAGTTGGGGCGGGCGGAAGTGATACGGAAAATGAAAAGGAGATACCGAAATGACTGAAAACGAGCGAAGAGTTGACCGAGCAGCCAAAGCTATTTGGGCCGGAGAGTACTTGCAGGACCGTAAGGATCACGAAACGGCGATCCGAGATCTACTGTCGGACCTTCGGCACTATTGCGATTGTTACGGAGTGGACTTTAGCAACGAGGATCGTATCGCGCATGACAACTATTCGGCGGAACTGGAGCCGGGGAACCGGCAGGCTGAATAACTCCTGAAAATTCACAGTTGACTTATGAGGCCAGCAGGCGTACGGTTAATCCCGCATGTCTGCTACTCGCAAACGAAAACTCAGGTTACCGGTTTACCAGTGTCAGAATCCCGAATGTAGAAACGAGATTCGACCCAGGAAGGATCACCCGCCGGCACAGTGCAAGAAGTGCTGGTGCAGAAGGTTGGTCAGGATAAGGTAGGAGGCGAGCGTAGGAGGCGAGCGTGACAAACTGGTGGGAAGCGTGGGAATGCCTAGAGCCGGAGTGCTGGTATCGCGGGCCACTGGACCAACACGGCAGGTGTGGAAGGTGCGGAAGTGACGCGGTAATTCCGGTGGCGGTAGTGGCGAGTGGCGAGTTGGAGCCAGGCAGGAGGCCACCATCGTGATCGTGCTATTAGAGGTGGCGGCGGATATAGTCGTATTGGCGTTGATCCTACTCTACGTATGGAGAAAGTGAGGCGGTAACTGATATGGAGATAACATCCGGGCAGGTGGAGTCGCTGATCGGGAAAGTGACGCACGAGTACAGCAAGGCGGGCCGGGCAGTGGCGGAGATCATGCGCGACTGGTGGAACAATGGCGTGCCGGCACAGGCGATACCAGTGAAGGCGAGCACGGCGACAGCGGCGACAGCGGCGACGGAGTTCGACCCACCCTTCGACGAGAGGGGGAAGCATGTGGAGCCAGTGATTGCCACAGAGCGGGCGACAGTGCATGTAAGCGAGGTAGCACATTACCCGGACCCGGCGGCGATACTGTTACCCGCTGTCGAGCAGATGAAGCTACGGGCCAGGTACGCGCCGGCAGTCAGGCGGGGGGCGGTGCCGGAGATACTGGACGCCCGACTGGCGTGCGTGAATGCGGGCGTGAGGCTGGAGCTGAAGCCGGACGACCCGACCAGGGAGAGCGAGGTGCTAGTGGGAGTGCCGACGCTCAAAGCCGGCGGTGGAGGCGAGCAATAAGGTGTCAGCGAAACGTGCTCCAGTCAAAGCAAAACAGTCTGTCAGGCCCGCCAGGCCCGCTAAGTCCCCGAAAAAGAAGAAGGGTAGTAAGCCCCGCCGGTAAGGCCCCGCCGGTAGACCGGTAGGCGGGTGTATACTGACGCGCGTTCGTGCCAGGGGAGGGTAGAGTTGGGAAACGCCCCAGCGCACCAGCGCCCCGAGGATTGATGGAGTCCGGCCCCAGATGTATAGAGAGACGAGAGAGGAGACAGGAAATGCAGGAAAAACGAGACACGCCCCTAGTGCAGGGCAGCGACAGCGAGAAGGCGGCCCCCAGCGAGGCAGTCGATCCGTCCAGCCTTCACCCGTTCGCCGATAATGGGAGGCGCTCGGACGTTACCTTCTACCCGCCGGGCATGGTGATGCAGCTCAAGCAAGTGAACATCCACTCGGTGTCGCCCGACGACCGGGCGGTGGAGTTGAGTGACGAGAAGGGGAACTTCTATAGGCTCGCCAACATCCCGTACGTGGTGGTGAGCTACGACCCAGGGTTCGACCCGGATACCGAGGGCCGGTTAATTAGGGCCACTGGCGAGATACCGCAAAAACGAGGGAGGATCGTCTAGCCCAGTGGAGAGCCAACAGGAGAGGCGGGGGAAGCGGGCCGCGTGGCGGGAATACGCGGGGGACTCGCCGTACTGCGGGCCGGCGGACCACGAGCGGGCCAAGGCGTACGTCAGGAGGCTCGACGGGGCAGTCGCGCAGGGCGGGTGGGACCACAACGAGCGCGAGCACCTGTACCGGGAGCGCGATAAGTGGCGGAGGCGGGCCGAGGGGGAGGATGCAAGGTTCGAGCTGGCGGGGACCAAGCCGGGGCAGTTGAGCATGGTGGACGAGATGAAGGTGGTACTGCTACAGAAACAGCTAGACCTTAAGAAAGAGAGCTGAACGTGGCGAAACGAGTTACCGACTTACCGCAGTCCCAGTATAGCCCGCGCGATTACGTGATTCCAGCCAACGACCACCACGGGCACTCCGTCCGCAAGCAGTTCCGCTGCACGCCTTCCATGAGTAACGAGATCAGTAAAATTATCCAGTCGCGCAAGTGGCCGTGGAGCACGGAAGGCGACATGATGCGCTGGGCCGTGTGGGAGGCGGTCAAGAAGTGCGAGAGGATGGAGGAGATCCCGAACTCGATGTACGCGGTAGCGAACAACATGATCGAGGTGAGCCGGATGGCCTTGATGGTGGTCACGTTTAAGCAGAGTCTGGACGAGGTTGAGAAAACGGTGCGCGAGTTGATGAACCTGGGAATGGACACGGAGGCGCTCAAGCACTTAAGCGAGTTGAAGGACCAGGCGGCCAAGGTGAGCGAGCCGATGTGGCGGGAGAAGTACATGGAGGAGTTCCAGCGGAGGTTTGGGCACCTGTGGAAGGCGGCGCACCAGCGGGGGAAGGCGGTTAAGATGACGGAGTTCAGTAAGGAGAAGTGATGGCTATAGAAGGGGAACAACTAACGAAGGTTATTCAGGGCGACTGCGTAAAGGAACTAAAGAACCTCGCTGCCGATTCCGTCGATCTTGTCGTCACGTCTCCACCCTATGCAGACCAACGCATCCACACCTATGGCGGAGTCACGCCCGATGGATACGTGAAGTGGTTTCTCCCCATCGCTGATGAGATTTACCGGGTGCTCAAACCGTCCGGCTCTTTCGTGCTCAACATCAAAGAGCGCGTAGTGGAAGGGGAGCGACACACCTATGTGATGGAATTGATTTTAGAGATGCGGAAGCGCGGCTGGATATGGACGGAAGAGTACATCTGGCATAAGAAAAACTGCTACCCCGGCAAGTGGCCGAATCGCTTTCGTGATGCGTGGGAGCGGTGCCTTCACTTCACCAAGAGCAAGAAGTTTGCCATGTATCAGGATGCTGTCCGGGTGCCAATGGGCGACTGGAAAACATCGCGGCTGAAGAACCTCTCCAGCACGGACAAGACGCGGGACGAGTCGAAGGTCGGAAGCGGGTTCGGCAAGAAGATAGAGAACTGGATTGGCCGGGACTTGGCTTATCCCTCGAACGTCCTGCACTTCGCTACGGAGTGTGCCAACCGGAACCATAGCGCCGCCTTCCCAGAGGCACTTCCGGAGTGGTTCATCAAACTGTTCTCCAAACCCGGTGACTTGGTAGTGGACCCCTTCGCTGGTTCCTGCACCACTTTGCGCGTGGCAAAACGCCTGAATCGGCATAGCATAGGCATCGAACTGCTGCCAGAGTATTGCACTCGCGCACGCAATGAGCTAAAGCTCGTGGTGCCAGAAAAGCCAAGGGACGACAAGGAGAAGTGATGGCTGTAAAAGAAGGATGGGATGATTGATTCATTTCGCTGATCCATGTACGACAAGGAGAAGTGATGGCTGTAAAATGGCACGTATTCCCAGAAGGGGAACAACTAACAGTGCTAACTGGCGTTTCTCGTAACTGTTCCGAAAACGAGCACAACCACTGTAGCGGTATCTCAAAAATAGCAAACACTGATAATACCGACGACACAGTGTTTTGCATTTGTTCCTGCCACATAAATCGGCCATGCTGACTCCCGCCCATTACGGACTGCCCGCGCGCTACTCCCTGTGGCGGGAAGGGCAGCTCGACGCCATCGAGCAAATGTATCAGTCGCCGGCGCGGTTCAACGTGCTGTGCGCGCCCACCGGGTTTGGGAAGTCGCTGGTCATCATGGCGGCGAGCAAGATGCTAGGGTGGCGGACCCTTGTGCTCACAAGTACAAAAGGGTTACAGGACCAGTACAGTCGGGACTTTAGCGAGATCGCCTGCGACTTACGCGGAAAGAACAACTTCCTCTGCCCCATCGCGGTCAAGCTGGACATCCCACCCAACACGCCGGTGAGCGAGGCCCCCTGTAATTACGGGTTCCGGTGCAAGTACAAGAGCGGCGGGTGCGAATATTACGACCGCTATAGGGAGGCGCAGCGGGCGGAGATCGTGGTAACGAACTACCAGTGTTGGCTACACGACCAGCAGAAGGCCAGGAGCCGCGCCGGGAGCCTGGAGGTGGACCGCCCGTTCGACCTGATGGTGATGGACGAGGCCCACGGCGCGCCCGAGGAGCTGGCGAGTTACCTGGAGGTGGAGGTCGCGCAGAAGGAATGCGAGCGAGTGGCGATCGAGTGGCCCTATCGCGGATACGAGTTCAGGCAGTGGGTGGACTGGGCCAAGCACTGGAGCGTGCACGTGCTGAGGGTGGTCGAGCAGTACGACGCGGCCATGAAGGATGGGGCCAGGTTGAGCGCCGGGGAGTTTAAGGACGCGGCCCGGCACAAGTCGATTAGCTATAAGTTGATAAGGATCGCCGGGATTCAGGCGGAGCACGAGTGGGTGATGGAGAGCGACGAGGATGAGACCAAGGTGAAGTTCTCGCCCCTGTGGCCGCAGAGATATAGCGAGCAGGAGTTGTTCCGGGGCGCGAAGAAGGTGGTGCTGGTGAGCGCGACCGTGAGGCCGAAAACGCTGGATCTGTTAGGCGTATCGACGGACGCGGGGAGTAGGGAGTTCGTCGAGTACAGTAGCGCCTTCCCGGTGAGTCGGCGGCCGGTAACGCATGTCAGGTGCGTGCAGATGCGCTACACGATGACCGACGAGGAGAAGGCGATCTGGGGGAACAAGATCGACCTGATTATAACTGGGCGGCCGAAGGTGAAGGGGATCGTGCACACGGTGAGCTACCACCGGGCGAAGTGGCTGATGGAGAATAGCAGGCACCGGGGGACAGGGAGGTTGCTGGCGCACGACAAGTGGAATAGGGCCGAGCGGGTGAGGGAGTTCAAGGAGCTGCCGCCGGAGAGTGGGGCAGTTCTGATTAGCCCGAGCCTGGATACCGGGTACGACTTCCCGGACGACGAGGCGAGATACCAGGTGATAGCAAAGTTACCGTTTCCTGATTTAAGGAGCGCCGTGCAGCGCGCGAGGATGGAGGTCGATAAGGAGTACCGGAACTACGTGACCGCGCAGGATCTGGTGCAGATGTCGGGGAGGATCGTGAGGAGCGAGGACGACTGGGGGGAGACGTTTATCGTAGACGACCAGGTAAGCTGGTTTGTGAGGGTGGCGAGGGATTATCTCCCGCAGTGGTGGCTGGACGCGTATAAAAGTGTGGCGATGGTGCCGCCGGGGATGCGGGGATGAAGGTGACGGCGTGAACTGGCCTGAGAGACGGTATCTCGTAATTCCGTTGCCCACCTTGCAGGAGTTGACGATCCTCTTACTGATCGCGCTCTTATGGGTGAGTCGCGTGATCTGGGTGATGTACCACGCCCCGGCGCACCCGGCGCACCCGGCGCACCCGGCGCACCCGGCGCACCCGGCGCACCCGCACCCCCGCACCCCCGCACCCAAGTTATCAACAGCAGTCCACAGCAGATCGTGCTTGACAAGGACGCGGGCTGCATTTACCCTTGCCCACGTTATGCCTACAAAAAAGACACAGACTGTGACAACCATCTGGCGATTACGAGTTCCACCCGCGCTGGTGAAACGAGTCCGGGAGATTGCGGCCAAGGAGGACCGCTCCGTGACTAAGACAGCGCAACGGTTGCTCCAGCAGGCGGTCGAGCAGGCAGATTCGCAACTCGCAACTTAATTTCCGCGCTACCAGCGCATAAGGAGATCATCACCGTGACAGAACCAGGGAAGCAGCAGCACGCGGCATCTATGTTGCCGTCAACATTCGTGGAAGGCGGGTTGTGGGACGATATTGATGTTGAGATATCGGACATCGCCTGGGGGAAGTTCAACTTCGCTAAACAAGGAGCGGCGCAGAACTTGAAACTCGCTCTGATCATGGAACTGTGGCCGCTGGCTGGGCTGGACGAGGGGCAGGAGCCGTACCAGCAGGCGTTCTCGGGCGGGGACCTCAAGTACTTCGTCCCCAGCGCCGACGACAACGGGGCGTATGCCGTGCCGGTGGGGGACAAGTCCGCGATCAACTCGAACACCAACGCGGCCATGTTCATTATGAGCTGGTTCGAGAGCGCGACCCCCGAGCAGCACGCGTGGCTGAGTGAGCAGTCGGGGATGGCGAGCGGGAACTGCAAGGGAATGGTCGGGCTGAAGATGCACGTGAAGCGGCAGCCGCAGAAGGAGCGGAAGGGGTTGAGCGCGCAGGAGGGGGATGGCGACCAGCCGAAGTCGATCCTGCTGTGCACCAACATCATCGCGCTCCCCGGCGAGACGGAGAGTGTCGTGCGGGAGAGGGCGGAGAAAGCGGCAGTGGCAGTGGCAGTGGCAGTGAAGCCGGCAGCTCCAGCGAGCAGGCAGGCGGCCCCCAAACCGGCGGCCCGGCCTACGGTGGCGGCCCCCGCGTCGAGGGCGGCGGTCAGCGGGAAGGCGAATGGGGCGGCGGTGCAAGGGAAGCCGGGCGCAACTCCCGCCAAGCCGGTACCCGCGTCCAGTGAGTGGGGGCAGGCGGCGATGGAGGCCAAGGCAGCGGAAGCGTTGCAGGAAATCCTCGCGGCTAACGATGGCCTGGTTGAGTTCGCCGAGGTGCCGAAGCAGGGGTTCCGAGCCGAGGCGCTGAAGGCGTGCCCACCCAAGGTGCGCCAGCAGGTGTGCGCGATCATGTACGACGAAGGGTGGATCGCCGGGCAGGAGGGGGTGGTGTACGACGCCGCAACCTCCACGGTGGCGCTCGCGTAAACTGAGACAGGAATTAAGGAAGAAGGAGATCGGGAAATGACAGACGGAACACAGCCAGAAACAGCACCCGCAGCAGGCAGTGGGACGCAGGCAGAGCCGGCACCACCGGCACAACCAGTAGTCGGTAACTGGACGATGCCGCTGGAGGCAGCGGCGGCGGCGGCAGCACCCGTCGCCCTACAGTCGGGACTTCCAGCCACCGGGTTCGGCCAGTTCGCCACTAACCTCGCCACCTTTGAGGCGGAGTTCAAGCAGGCGTACGCAACCCTTAGCCCGACCGCCAAGGGGTTGTTCGAGCAGGCGATCGCGGTGGCGCATAGTGAAGGCGCGGCCATCATGGGGGCGTTCAAGGGGGCGGTCGCTGAAGTGAAGGCGCAGTCCGGCGCTACCACCAAGAAGTAATCACCGAGAGGGTGGAGCTACTACAGGCCACTCTCTCACTTTTTATCTCGCCATGTCAGGGCCGTTCCGATGCTAGTTACCGAGTTACCTTTCGACCCGCTCGCCGCCATCCGGTCCGAGAGCGAGCAGCAGGGCCAGCAGCGGTCGCCCGGCCTGCACCTCTCCACGATCTACTCGGACATCGAGGCGCAGTGGCTGAAGCGGGAGCCGATAGACGAGAAGGAGCGGGCCGCGTACATGAGCGGGGGGTTCCTGTGGGAGCACGCGTTCAGCCGGGCGTTCGGGCAGTCGATATTATCGCTGGATGTCGCGCGGCCGCCGGAGCTGTACCTGGACGGGATCATCGGGAGTCCGGACCTGATCGACTACAAGTTATGGCGGGTACTCGACACCAAGTTCACGTGGAAGTCGGCCCGCAAACTGGAGCACATGGAGCGGTACTTCTGGCCGTGGCTGTGCCAGATGAAGAGTTACCTGAAAATGATGCAGACGATGGCGGCGTGCGATACGGCAGAGTTGTACGTGTTCTTCGTGAACGGGGACTACGCGCCGCCGAAGCCGAGGGCGCGACACCTGGAGTTGAAGTTCGACCAGCAGGAGATCGACGAGAACTGGGAGATGGTAGTCAGGCACGCGTTGAACCGGAGGTGGCTGTGAGTAAGTACGCGGACGAGTTCTACCGGCCTAAACGGGCGGCGTCGATGATCCCCGTGACCGAGCGTGCAGAGTCCGCCGGCGAGGGGTTAGGGCAGCAGACCGGGAGCGGGAGCGCGCCGGCGGACGGGCAGGAGGCGAGGAAGTTGCTGGCGATGATTACGCCGGTCGGGCGGGAGATGGTCGAATTGCACTGCGGGAGTAAGGCGGCCAAGATGGTAGCTGAGGAGACCGAGCGCTCGAATGCTATCGTCACGCACTACACGGTAACTGGGAGGCAGTTGTTCTGGCTGCGGGATATCAAGGATAGGCTGGTGGAGAGAGGAATACTGTAAATGGCGATCAAACAGTATGTGGAGCGTTCCCCGAGCGAGCAGGTGAAGTCGGACTTCCCACAACCGGGTAATGGGGCAGGCGTGCAGTCGGGGAGGAAGTACGCCGCCCCGGATAAGGCGACAATGGGGTGGCGGGAAGCGCCGTCTGTCGTGCAGCAACGGGCGATCGTGAGCCTGGAGGGCGAGCGCAAGTCGGGCAAGCTGCACACGGCCCTGACCGCGCCGGCCCCCATCTACCTGCACTCCTTCGACTTCGGGACCGAGGGGGTCGTGGAGAAGTTCCGCAACGGCAAGTTGGCGAGCAAGACCATCTACATCGCCGAGTACCCGCAACCGGACGCGATCGCCAGGAGCGGGAAGGGCGACGACGTGATGAACGAGGCGATCCGGGTGTACCAGGTGTTCCGGGACCAGTACTACGACTCGCTCGCCCAGACTAAGGCGGGCGGAACCGTCATCGTTGACACCGGTGGGCAGGCGTTCGAGTTACTGACCCTAGCCGAGTTCGGGAGGACCGAGCGTATCCTGCCGCGCTCCAGGGGGAAGATCAACGGCCCAATGGCGGCCATGATCCGGGCCGGGTACGGGAGCAAGAACGTGTTCTGGCTGCACACAGTGAAGGACGAGTACCGGGACGCACTGACGGCGGACGGGAACGCGGTGATGGACGATAGGGGAGAGGTTAAGTCGGTCAAGACTGGAAACCGCATCCATCGCGGGTTCGGGGACATGCCGTTCATCGTGCAGATGGTGGGCAGGTGCGAGCGAGTGGACCTGGAGGGCGGGGGCAGCCAGTTCCAGATAAGGGTGAAAGACAGTAGGCACAACCCCTGGGCGAACGGGTTGGTGATCGAGAACAACTTCGACGCGATCACCTGGGCGCTGCATGAGTACATGCCGGAGATAGCGGAGGTAGCGAGTGAGGAGTAAGGAGGTAACTGAGTGAGAACCGAAAAGGAGAAGCAGATGGCGCAGGATAAAACGTGTTTCGAGAAGGCGGCAAGGCGCGGGCAGCGGACGTTCACCTTAGTGGAGCAGGATAGGTCGGCGCAACGAACGATCCTGTGGTGGATCATGGAGAACTGGGAGCACGCGCCGGATGCCAAGTTGCAGGACGCGTTCGAGGACGCGCTGGCGATGAAGCGGAGCCAGGTCGAGAAGAAGTGGCCGGACTAGCGAGATGGCGGACAGGATCACAGTCGAGTATGAAGAAAATTCCCGTTGAACTAGATCGGATAACCGATGTGGTGCTTGCATACAAGCCGAGACCGAAGTCGAAAGCTGCGAAGAAAAGAGTGAGAAAGGCCAAGCGTGATACAGCCAAAAACAATTGAAATGATCTCCAACGGACTCGGCTCTCAGTCTATATTCCTCATGCTTATGGAACATGGGAGTCAAGTATATAGTTCCCATTTTTTAGTGAGGAAGCTGAAATTGAAACCGGAGGAGGTATGGCCGGAATGATCTCCGTCGATACCCGCGCCGGCTCAGACTCCCTGATCCCCCTCCTGCAACGTGCGGGATTACCGGTTACGCCTGCCCGCTTACTCTTCGGCGATATACGATTCCTCGGGAGTGGGCCGCAGGGGGAGCCGGTAACTGTGGGAGTCGAGGTCAAGACCATCCACGATCTGTTGCATTGCATCACGGATGGGCGGTTCAGCGGGCACCAGTTACCGGGAATGATGACCGCGTACGACCAGCCGTGGCTGCTGATTATGGGGCAGTGGCGGCAACAGCGGTCGTCCGGCATCCTTCAGTACCTCAGCAAGAGTTACCAGTGGCGGGACGCGCACGTGGGGAGCCGCCACTTCATGTACCGGGACCTCCTCTCTTGGATCACGACGGTCAGGACCAAGGTGGGCATCCGGGACGACAGTGTGCCCGACCAGGACCACGCGGTCGCTTGGATTGGGGCGCTATACTCGTGGTGGACGAGGGTTAAACGGGTGGGCGGCGAAGAGGTAACGGGGTGGGAGAGCCACCGAAGCCACCTCGCCGTCAACCAGGCGTCGAACGAGCAGTTCTGGTCGAGGGTGAAGCAGGAGGAAAGGGATAGTCGAGGAGGGAACGGAGGCCGGAATGGGTCGAACGGAATACGCGGTCGTCTTGCTGACCCTGCTAATCTTTTGCGGCCTACGGTTTGTCGGCTGGTGGCGGCGCAACTTCCCGGTGTCGGATACACGCGCTCTGAGGCGGTGGCTAAACGCTTCCCCCGAGTGGCGGACCTTGTGGCGGCTACGGAGAAGGAAATAATGGAGGTCGAGGGGCTGGGGAAAGTGGGCGCGAAAAAGGTGTGGAGGGCGCTGCATGACCATACGGTGTAACGCGAGAATCGGGCTGGGGCCGTACCGGGAAACGTACTGCCAGCGGGATAGCGGGCACGAGGGAGAGCATAGCGTAGTCAGAGCGGTAGTCAGAGCGGTAGTCAGAGCGGAAGCGGTTACGGTCAGCCAGTGCCAGTCGAGCAGTGAGGGGCAGCGGTGCAGCCGGCCGGAAGGGCACTATGGCGCGCACCACGTGATGGTTGGGGCGGTGAGCAGGAGTTGGTAACGGTAACTCTCGCGCGCCGGCCGTGAGACGGCTACTTTAAGGAGAGTAGGCGGTGGAGACGTGGGAGCACGATCCAGCGGCCGGCGCGGGACGGTTATCTAGTTATGCCGACAATCACGGTCACCATCTATCCTCGTTGCGAGGCGGTCGTCGAGCGCAAATCGCCCGGCATGAAACACCTGCGCGCCCACGAGGAGAGGTGCAACGTGGAGGGCGCGAGACACCTGATTATCGGCTGGATGGGGACAGTCGAGCAGAACCTGTGCATCCCGCATAAGAGAGCCGAGGAGAAGCGGCACCCGGACTGGATATTCCAGGAGTTAAGGCGGGCGGTGAAGAGGGGAGATAAGGGAAGTGGGGGTCGTGCCCGCACCCGCGAAACGAGTGCACGGGGTGGTCGATGACGATATCCCATTTTAGTATATGACTCGCGCTCGCACCCAACCGTTGCCGCCTGGCATATTCGAGGCTGCCCAAGCGGCGCTCAAGTCAGCCGGCCACCCCGACGACCCGTGCCGGCAGTGCGGGTGCAGGAGGAAGGATCACCGGCCGCACAAGACGTTCCCGTACGCGAAAACGGGAGGGAGCAGCGGGCGGTCGATCGAGATCCCGGTGCTGGCCCCCACCAGTTGCGACTGCCCGTATTGCATCTGCTCATGTGTGGCGTTTAGGGAGCCGGAGTGGGACCAGCCGCTTATGCAGTGTGTTTATGACGATCAAGTTTAATTCCGACGGGGTAACTGAGGGTGGAAGGAGGCGGGAGTCCGACCTGTCGAGCGTTGTCGTCTGGGGAGAGGGCTACCCGCACGCGGGACTCATGTTGATAGGCGAGCGCCCCGGCAAGTGGGAGGCGGTCAACGGGCGACCCTTTAGTGGGCCGGCCGGGCGCGAGCTGGACTACTACCTCGGGCACGCCGGAATCGTCAGGCAGCAGTTGTGGGTGACCAACCTGGTCAAGACCTTCCGCGACTACGCCAAGCCGACGCCGGAGGAAGTGGAGGAGTGGCTGCCGATCCTGCGCAAGGAGATCGCCAACGTGAAGCCGAGGACGATCGCCCTCTTGGGGAGTTACGCGTTGAGCGGGGTGATGGGCGCGCACTGGATGGACAAGAAGTTGGCCGAGTGCCACGGGCGCGCGTGGCGGTTGAGCGAGAGTGGCGTGGTGATCGTCCCCTGTTACCACCCGGCGTGCTCCCTGTACGACGATACCGGGACGTACAAGCTGAAACTGGAGTACGACTTCACAATGGTGAAGGCCGCGCACGAGGGGAGGACGGGGGCGCTCGTGGACTACGAGGACTACATGATGGGGCCGGACTACCCGAAGGAGCCGGTAGGAATTAAGGTGGTCGGGACGACGATCGCGCCCAACGGGGAGGTCAAGCAGAAGGAATTATTCTTGACAAGTGAGTTACCGGAACAGTAAAGTGGAGAGTATGAAACATAAACACGAACACCGCTACTCGATAACGGGAGTATGTATCGACTGCGGCCATCAGGACGAACGAGCAGGGTGGCTGATTCGGTTCATTAACTCGTTGCTGGGAGCTAACTCAAACCTTTACAAATAAGGAGATAGCGATATGGCAACAACACAACACGCAAACGCCACTGGCGACCGCGAACGTGGAACGCCGCTAACGCAGAAGGGGACAGGGCGACCCACTAAGTTATCGCAGGAGGACAAGGCCGAGCGGCTGGACGCGCTCAAGATCGTCCCGCAGGCCGACTCCATCCCGAAGCTGAAGGGGATGAAGTTTCACCAGTTGGTGGAGCGCCACCGGTCAGCGAGTGCCGCCGAGAAGGACGCAAAAGCGGAGAAGGACGAGGCCGGGAAGGACATCATGGCCGCGCTGGGGGCGGTCGGGCGCGATAGCGTAATGGACGGGGCGGTGAAGGTGAGTGTAGTCAACGGGAGAAGCGCCGCTCGGATCGACGCCAAACTCCTCTATCAGGCCGGGGTGAGTGAGGACGTGATCGCGCGCTGCACGGTGATGGGAAACGAGTTCGCGTATGCCCTTGTGACGGCCCCGAAGGAGAAGTAAGATGGACTGGATCGAGCGAATCGCCGATGGCGTGGAACGGGTAATTGAGCGTCACCGCCATCACGGTCCACCCACGGGGCTAGTCATCCGTGCCACCTATCACACGCACCGGTACTTCAACGCCGAAGGAGAAGAAATTATGAGCACCACACCAGCAGGGGGAACCAGCGTGTTCCAAGTTGTTCCGACGCCGCCCGGCACCGCACTTCCGCCGAGCACAAAGTATAACTGGACTTCCGACGACACCGGGGACGTGACGCTCTCGGCGACGCAGGACGGGGACCCGACCAAGATACAAGTGACCTGCGTCCCGAAACCGGTAGGCACAAGCTACAACCTGACGTGCACGACCGACTTCACGCCGCCGGGGGCACCTGGCCCGTTGACCGTGACGTTGAACGTGCCGATCATACCGGGGGCGCAGAACCCGCCAACCGGGTTGCAGATCAACCAGTTGAGTTAAAGGGAGAGAGTAGAGTGCCGGACGACATGCGGGACATCCCGATGGCGGCAGATAGCGAGTTACCGCGTCGGGATGCTCCTGCACGAACGGCGCAGCAGGAGTTGCGTGCGGCTGGGTATGAGATCGTTAAAAAAGCGGCGTGTCTGCACTGCGGGAAAGTGTGCGTGTATATGGAGTCGCCCGCCAGTACGACCACAGTGGTGAACTTTGACGGTAGCCTGCACGTGAACTGTAGGGAGTTGCGCGATCCTGTCCCGGAGCCGCTGCCGCCGCCGATGACGATGGAGCAGCAGCAGGAGAAGCTGGACCAGTTGATGCGGGAAGCGGGGATAGGGCCGCCTTCCAGATGAGTTACGTGTACTATAACGAGAACGACCCCAAAGCAGCAGCTTGGTTGCGGGAACTGATCGGGGAGAAGTTGATTGCCGATGGCTACGTGGACGAGCGTGACATCCAGGAGGTTAAGGCCCGAGACCTTGAAGGCTGGAGCCAGTGCCACTTCTTCGCCGGAATCGGCGGATGGAGCTACGCGCTCCAGCTTGCAGGGTGGCCCGACGATAAGGAATGTTGGACTGGAAGTTGCCCCTGCCCCAGTTTCAGCGCAGCCGGGAAAGGCCAAGGATTTAGCGACCCTCGCCACCTCTGGCCGGAGTGGGAGCGCCTCATCCGGGAGTGCCATCCTGCAAATATATTTGGAGAACAGGTTAAAGCGGCGATTGGGCACGGCTGGCTCGACCTTGTTCAATCTGACCTGGAAAGAGAGAGTTACACCGTTGGGGCGGCTGTACTTGGAGCGTGCAGCGTCGGTGCGCCGCACATCCGACAAAGGCTATACTTCGGTGCCCACGCCGGAGACGTACAACGCAGTGGAACTGGCAAGTGTGCCGACGCCGAACGCAGCCGACGACAACAATTCACGGGCGACCGATCCGCGGAAATACTCCCAGAGTCGGTACGGGAACGGCTACAGCAATTTGGCGACGACGATTCAGGCGGTAGCCAGCCCCTCAGCGCGCGACTGGAAAGACACTTCGGGGATGTCCGAGACTGGCGTGGACCCGGATGGCTCGATCCGCACACGGCTCGATCAGTTGCCGAGGCAGGCGCAACTCGCGGATTCTGGGCTGACTGCGACTGGTGGCACGCACGAGACGAAAAGTACCGGCCAATTAAACCCGGAATATTCCCGCTGGCTCATGGGGTTGCCGAGCGAGTGGGCCAGTTGCGGGGTTACGGCAATGCTATCGTACCGCAAGTCGCGGCAGAGTTCGTCAGGGCGTTTGCGGAAGCGGCGGAAATGACGCGGTAGCTCTGGCGGCTCTCCTCATCTCCGTGGCAGTACCCCGCCATCATGCAGCGCCGGCAGTTCTCCCGCCTCCTCACCGCGATCGGCTGGTCCGTTAACTCCTCCACGATTAGCCCGGTATCGTAAGCGAGTAACTGGCGGTCCGGGGCGAGGGTGTCCGTGTCGATCACGCTCTCCTGATAGCAGCGCCCGATGCACTGGTCGCGCTCGATTCCCTCCCGCCACTCCGGCCACTGGATCGCGTCGGGCCTGCCCTCCTGCTCCCATCGAGCCGTGCGCTTCCAGTTCTTCGTGAACTGATAGCGTTCCTCGTCCAGGGTGGCGAGCCGCATGTGCCCGTTGATCGGGTGGGAGTAGGCGAGCACCAAAGGGGAGGCGAGGCGATCCTTCACGGGGGCGGGGAGGAGGAAGGAGTGGAGGGTGATCGAGCGGATACTAGGGTCGAGGGAGGCGAGAAGCTCGTTCCAGCGTACGGGCGGGTCGGCGGTAGTGGCTGCTCGATCGGTAACTCGGAACGTGTGGGCGCTAGTGGAGTCATCCCGGTCGAGCCAGCAGTCGAGCAGAACAAGGCGATCGCCGATCCTCACAGGATCGAGCGCAGCCAGGGAGGGTGCGAACTCGTCCACCAGGTGGATCGCCCCCTCCAGCCAGCACGCGTAGTCGCGCAGGAGGGAGTACACGTTGCGGTCGAAGGCGAGCAGGGGGATGGTGTGCTCGAACCCGCGATCGGCGGCCTCCTCTAAGAACGCCTGGGTAGTGTCCCACACCACGTCGTCCACGCGAGGGCCACCCTTCACGGCGAGCGCTCGGACGGCGCGCAGGAGGTAGCGACGAATAGAGTGGCGGACCGGAAACGAGGGCGGCTCGACGGTACGCGAGAGTTGGACCAGTCGCGGGCAAAACTCCCAGTCAGAAAACTCTTGCGCGGACAGGAAATCAGGCATACACTCTCCGTAACTGGGATACTCCTTTGCATTCGGAACCTCGGACGGCTCACCTCAGTAGGGTGGGCCGTTTGAGTTTTGCACACGATCCACAGGATTTCCTACTGCAAGGGTGGGAGCGGGACCGGGCGTTGCGCGCGTTCGTTGGCCCCTACCCCGGCGGTGGCTGCCCCGGCGACCCCCAGCCGCTGCAACCCACGTTGTCGCCGCGCCACCCCCGGCTTTCCCGGCACCACTTGCACGGCTGCCGGCGGGGTGCGGCCCTGGTAGGCGCGCGCCTGCTGGATCTGGCGTTGCAGGTTCTCGATCGTGGGGGCCAAGGTGCGCTGCTCCGAGGGGTGGTTGCGCGAATATTCGAGCAGGCGGTCCAGGGTGGCTTGGGCGGTGGCGAGGTCGGAGGTACGCAGGACGCCCCCGCCCTGACGCGACACGTCCCCGCCCTCCGCCTCTACAATACGCTGCCATTGCGTTACGCGACGCGTGGGCGCACCCGAGAACGATCGGTCGGGGATAGCGGAGGCGGAACTGCCCACCTGCTCCCGGCGGGCCTTGTTCTCCAGGGGGGTGTAGCTTTGAGAGCCGGTTGATCCCTCGCGCTCGCCTACCCCGCCCCCGCGTACCTCGCTATCCTGGAAGGTGGAGTGGTCGTAGGGGTCGTAGTCGAGGGCCGGGAGGTCGCGGGTGCCCTCGTAGCGGAGGGACTCGCGCACGGTGACAGGGGAGATTACCTCCTGCGGGAGGCCGGTAGGAATCTCGAACGTGGGGGCGGGCGTGCCACCCATAGGAGGGAGCAACTTCTGTCGCCGCGCCCCGGCCATTACGCGCTCGCCCACGGCCCCCTTCCCCAGATCCCCGGTGGCGGTCTTAGCCATCTGGTTCATGATGCCGGTCGGGCCGGGCACCAGCCTCACCTTCTCGGCGGCCCTCCTGTAGATGTGGCGCGAGTACAGGGAGTGCTCCCGGCCCTCCCCGAACACGTACTGCCCGAACGATAGCGCCTCCTTGTTGGCTTGCTCGCCCTGCAACCGGTGGAAGATGTCCTCCATACCGTCGCGGAGGGCGATCGCGTCCGATTCCCGCTTGCCCAGCTCGATTAAGTCGATCCCCTGGTGCTCGCCGCCGGCCATTTGCTGGAGGGCCGGGTAGAGCCGGTCCCGGATCGCGTCGGCCGCTAACTTGTACGCGTACACGGTCTGGGCGGCCGAGTTGATCGCCTTCCCGGTCGTAGTCCCGTAGAGTCGGCTCGCCTCCTTGTTGGCGTGCTGCTTGATGTCGTTCAGGTCGGATACGGTGCGCGCGGCGTCGGCCTTGTCGGCTAGTTTGTTGAGCGCCCGCGCTACCCCATCGTCGGCGGTGGCAGCCGCGTCTCTCCTTAACGTGTCGGCGATCTCGCCCCCCATCGTGCCAATTCGCTCTTTCCCGAAGGTGTCCATCAGCGCCCGAATGGGGCGGTCGGCGATGGCGACGGCACGGGCGGCTAGGTTGAGGGCCAACTGGTTACCGCGAGTTACCGCGTTGAGATAGTCCTTATTGCCGGAGAACAGGGAGCGCGAGGGAAGGACAGACTTCTCACCTTGAATCGTCTCCAGAATGTTCGGGTTGAGTTTCGAGTCCGTGATCCCGAGGTCGCGCGCCGCCTGCTTCCATATCTCCCCGAGCGCGGCGGTCCGTTTCGCCATCTCCTCGGGAGCCAGGTGCGGGAGCGCCTGCCCCATGAGGGACATCAGGGCGGCATTCGACTTCGGGGTTGCACCGATCGCTTCCGTGCCCGAGCGGAGGGACGGGAGTCCACGGATTAGCGGCTCCATCAGCAGGCCCACCAGCGGGACCGCGAACACGTCGGCGGCCGCCTCCGGCCCCCGGTTCGCCAGTAAGTTCATCCGGGCAGCGGCCGGGTCGCCGCCTAACAATATGTCGAACGCCCCCTCTAACCTCTCCGTCAACCCGCGCGGGGTGGAGAGGACGGAGCGGTCGGGCTGCGGTTTCCCCATTAGCTCGCGCACCGGCCCGGCGACGAACTCGTAGCTCGCCTTCGCCATTAGGGATTGGAGGCCGAACGGGTTCTCGTTGATGGCGGCAGGCAACTTGGAGAGGGCGGTGCCGGCTTCCGTCAGTTTGTCCTTCGCCTCGTGCCAGTAGGCGGACAGGCTCGCCTTCTCCGCCTCGCCGCGCTTCAATCGGGACTGGTACTGCGGGTACTTACTCAGCCAGTCGGACACCAGCTTCCCGTCCGGGATGTCGGCGTAGGTCATCTCCTTGCCGTTGAGGGTGAACTTCTCCGGGTGCTTCTCGCGGATACGCTTGGCGAACGACTCAATGGTCTCGGTGCCCTCGTCGGGGGTGCCCTTCTTAACCGAGGCTATCGGCTGATTAATAGGCGGTAACTGCTTCTTGGTGGCGGCAGGCGAGGCGGTAGCGGGCGCGGCTTGGGGATCTTCGGCCATAACTTAGTTAGGCGATGCACCCGTGTTCACGTCCTCCGGGTATAGCCCGCCGGGGTCGCGCGGCCCTAGTCCGGGGAGCGCCTTCTTATTCCCGCTCCCCTTGGACTGGTCGCGCAACTTCCCCAACGCCTCCACCTGATTCTTGTAGTAGAGTTTCTCCTCGGGCGGCATGACCTGGTCCACCATTGTGCGGGTGCCGTTGTACACCTGCTCAGCCAGTCGGTGGAGCTGGTCGTAATATTGCCGCGTGGAGAAGGTGTTGATCCCGACCAGCGGTAACTCGCGCTCGATGGCGGTGGCGGAGAACTGGGCCGCCGAGGCTTTTGTGAGCGAGCGCAGGCCGATAATCGCGCCGTAGGAGGACATGACGCTGTCGTAGTAGTCCTTCTCCTGGTCGTTGGCGAGTTTGCCGATCGCATCCTCACGTACACTCGCCTGCAACTGGGCGAGCAACTGTGGGTACCCGCCGGCCGTCTCGACTAAGTGGGTAAGCCCGCCCGCCTCCTTGATCTCCTGGTCCCAGTTCGAGAACGTGATGTTGAACGCCACCGCCATCCGGTCGGCGGCCGCCTTGTCGTCGGCGAGGGGGGCGTAATCCTTTAAGGATTTCATGGAAGGCTGGGACGGATCGCCGAACACCTGGGTAGCGCCCTCCCGTACGGGGCGGGCCACCTGCTGCTGCTGGGACCATAAGGAGATCGGCACAGGCAACGATTTGGCGACGCGGCCGGACTTGTGCGGGGCGGAGCCGGGCGCGCCGGGGTCGGAAGCGGTACGCTGGGAAGCGGCAGGCAAAGGAGCGCCAGATACCGGGTGAGCCGGGCCAGGGGTACGCGGCTTGCCCTGCTCCGAGAGAGGGGGGAGGCCGGTGCCGAAACGGGAGCCGGAAGGAGAGCCGGAAGGGGAGCCGGCAGGGGAGGGTTGCAATCCCGGCGTGTCCGGCGTGCGCTGTCCGGGGACGCGCTCAATCTGGTTGTCCTCCCCGATCCCGGTGTACGCGTTTAAGCTGGAGGTGCCGGTGCGCGACGCCCCTTGCGCCGTACCCTCCGTCCCTAATTTGCCCATGTCTAACTTAGGCACCGTGTACACCTCGTTGCCCACGGTGAGGTGCGCGATTCCCTGGCTGGTCGGCTCGTACTGCACTTTCCCGTTCAGGTAGATCGGGACGAGTTGCCAGTTCTCGTTATATTTGCCGAGGTCGAGCGGCTGCCCGTCCACGCCGGTGTAGGCGGTCCCGGAGGACGCGACTTGGGCCTGCGCTTCCGTCATCGAGATCGGCGGGAGCACGCGCGGGAACTTGCTGCCCCCGGTATCCAGCTTTTTTCCTGACCCGTCCACTTCGTACGTGGCGCCGTCAGCACGCTCCATAATAATATGCGTTTTATGATCGTCGCCATCGTACTGACCCAACTTTTTACTCTTACCCCCGCCTGTCGGGAACGCGTTGATGTCGAGAGGCGGTAACTCCTTCGGCTTGGGCGAGATTGTATCCGCCACCTTCGTCATCCCCGTCCCTAGTCCACGGGCCGCCTTGTCGAAAGCCTTCGTAACCATGCGTCCTGCCGACTTACCGGGGCCAGGGCTGGGAGGGGCGGCGGCAGGCGGACCGGCCGGTTGCCCACCCGGCTTACCGGGGGAGGCGGACGCGTTGGCGGCAGGTTGGCCGCCCTCCAGAGGTGGAAGGCCCGGCTTTTGCGCCCCGCCGGCTGCTGCACCCGCGACCGGCTGCCCCCCTCCTCCCGCATCTGGCCCCGCAGCTTGAGATCCCGCTGGTTGCGCCTCACCTTGTCCTCCCGTGCCGTCCGTGCCGTCCTTTTTCTTGCCCACCTTCGACAGAAACTCCCCCAACTGCGCGAACGGGGACTTGCCCTTCGGTAACTTGTACAGCTCGTCAATTTTCTTAAGGGCGATGGACGCGCGCTCCGTGTCCCCCTGCTGGAGGGCGGTCTTGGCGGCGTCCCGGTACATGCTGATCTCGTCGTCGCGCCGCTTATTCTGCTCCTCTTTCGCCTTGTCGGCGCGATCGTGACCGGCCTGCAATAAGCCGGAGAGGAACCGCCCTGCCGTGTTGCCGTCGCCCATAAAGTTACCGCCTCACTATGCGAACAAGAGATCTGCCGCCACGCTGACCCACTGGTCTACCGCCGCGTCGTGGATCTGTTGGCTGGTCTTGCGCGAGCTGGCGGAGAGGGTGCCTAAGTCGGCGGCGGTAGCGCCCGCGTTACTCGTGGCCCCGATCCCGGCCCCGGTCTCGCCTGCGCCTACTTTGGCAAGTTCCCCAGCCGCGTCTCCCCGTTGCTTGGCGATCACGTCGGTAATCTGCCCCCTTGCCTTCGTGGCTAAATCCTGGGTGGCGGCATTCGTGCCCCCGGTCCGATTCCCGCCTAAATTAGCGATGGCCTTCCGCTGTTCCGTCGCCTGCCCCTTGATCGCGTTCACTTCCGGGGCGGCAGCGGCCATCACTTTAGAAGGGTCGCCCGACACGATATCCGAGAAGTACTTGCTGGCGGCCCCGGTGTCGCCGGCCCCGGCCGCCGTGGTGGTCTTGCCCACGCCGGAGAGTTGCGAGATGACGGATTCGAGCGAACCGTAGGATTTGAGGGTCTCTTTGCGGTCAGTTTTAGCTGAGTTACCTCCACACATAACTACTCCTCTTTCCGCTCTCGTCTCCAGTCGAAGAACTCGTCCGACATCCTTACCGCGCCTATCTCTTTACTTGCCAGCATGCGCTTCATGGCCGGGTGCGAGGTGTGCATCAACACGCGGGGGGTCTTGGAGGCGCGAACGAACTCCTGCGTCATGTCGAACAACTTACGCAACACCTCCCCGCCGTCGTGCGCGTTCGACACCATCTTGAACGGCTCGATGATGGGCACGGACTGCATGATGGATAGCCCCACGATCTCGCCGTCCTCCTTCTCGGCGATCCACGCGCAGGAGAGGAGGAAGTGCGGGGAAGGCTCGCCTAATTTTTCGAGGAGTTCGCGCACCTTCGCCATCTCCGCGCCCGCTACCAGCCGATAGGTGAGGTCAGGGTGGTGCACTAGCTCTCTCCTCTTATGCGATGATCGCCGTCACGAAAAGGGAATTGTTCACGTTGTCCGCGTCCACCACAAACATGCCGGGCATTAATACGTTCACGACCCTCGGCATGACGAACGGGCGGAAGGTGCCAGGGGGCAGCCCCAGAATGATCGAGTTCGGGACGTTCTTGTTGCCGGGCTGTGCGGCCGTCCCGGCGAAGCACAGGTACGCGTACCCGTTGTTGTTGGCGGGCGTCCACAGGAAGAACCCACAACACACGAGTTGGGCGGGAAGGCCGGCGGTGGTCTCGCCGGGGATGCCGGTGGCAGGGGTCCCGAACCCCGTGGTCGAGGGCACGTTGCCCCCAGCTACCGCCTGCACGCCTAATGATGGGGTGGTCGAGAGGCCGATAGGCGTGCCGGGCGCGGCGATCGTGAACTTGCCCAGCGGGTAGAGCGGACCGGCGGAGTTGCCAAAGGGTGGTGCCATAGTAACCTCGTTTACACGCTCGAATTGTACTACTTATCTACACGAAAACGTACTGCCCTTCTTTCGCTTTGTAGGTGAGCACCTGCCCGTCCTTCGGCACCCCCGCCTTGACCGCGATCCCGAGGATGTGGGACGCCGACACCTGGTTGCTGGTGGAGAGTGGATCGCCGGCCGGTTTCCCGCTTGCCCGCGTTGCCCCCGCCTGCACCTGGGAGGCTAACTCGCGCACCTTGTCCTGAAGGCTGTAGATATGCTGGTAGGCGCGGTAGTGCGTGTCCCACTCCTGGTAACTCTTGAAGTCCTTGCGCTGCGGAAACCAGCGGGAAGGCGAGCCGGTAACCGGCTTAGTCGTGCGGCGTTGGCGGGAAGGCGAGCCTATTCCTATTCCTGGAGAGTTAGATGTCGGCATCTGGCACCATTGGGGCACCCAGCAGCCGGGCCTTGGTGTACGGGCCGGGGTCGCCCCACGCTTTCACGAATATCTCGATGTCGTCCACCCACACCTGGAACGCGTTCGCCGAGACTGCCCCCCACGCATCGACCAACCCTTTGACCGCCTGGAACATGACCAGCACCTTCTTGTACGCGCCGAGAGTGGAGGGCAGCACGTACGGGATCGTGACCCCATCCGTGGTGATCGAGAGGGTAACTGGGGCCGTGGACTGGTACGCGAACAGCGAGTGGTGCACGTGGTGGTATCCGGGCAGGCCGTAGCTGGTGGGCTGCCCGATCCAGTTGAGGGCCGAGTCCGGAGTGGGCCGCGTGATCCACCGCACCCGGAACATCCTCCAGTTGACGGTCGTGTCCTGGGGTTCGAGCCGGACCAGGTGCGCCTGGAACGGGGAAACGAAGGAGTAGGGAATCACGGACTGCCCCTGGTGCCGGATCTGGTTGACGGCGGTCCCGTTCGGCCCGATGAAGTCGTGCAGGAGCAGGTTATCGGCGTCGCGCACCTTGATCGCCTTGATAATCCCCACCGTGTCCGCCTCCAGCTCGAACCCCTGGAAGAATAGGTTGCGCCCGCTCGGCCCGCCGTCCCAGTCCGTGTACCGCTGGCTGGTGGTCTCGGGTTGCGGCACCCAGCTCACCTGCCACGCGTAGAGGATGGAGGCGACGCCCTGGTCGGACCAGGAGATCAGGAGGGCCATCGACTGCACAATCGCGCCGCCGGAGAGGTCGATCGGGTTGGCGGGGACGCGCGCGACGCCGGCGGGGATCACGGTGGGCGCGGTCCCGGCCCCGAAAAAGATCGGCTCGACCGTAAGGGCGGATAACGGGAGCGAGTCCACCATCCCGTCGCCGAACTTCTTCTCCGCGCGCAGGTCGTCCCCGATCTCGTCGCGCGTTTGGAGGAGGCAGGGGACCGTCTCGCCTACTCCGGCGATAGGGGAGGAGTTGGGCGTGTAGACGGCCCCCTGCGTGTCGGCGGCGTAGAGTTGCGAGGTGGCGGTGCCGGCGGCCGGGGAGACGGGCGCGATCGTGCCGGCGTGGATAGACAACTGGCGGTTGGCGACGAGGGCGAAGGTATCGACGCTCCACGCGCGGGTGAGGAGGTTGCACACGAGGGTGCGATACACGCCGGTCGAGTCGAGGTAGTCGAAGTAGAGATACCGGTTCGCAAAGGAGAGCCGCATCGCCTGGGACTGGCGGTAGTCGGGCGCGTACATGATCCCGCCGGAGTAGGTCGGGATATTCTGCGGCTGCGTGCCGGGGAGCAGGCCCTCGTGCGGGAACAGGGGGTAGAGGTCATCGTCAGTTAAGGAGGTAGCTGGGCCACCCGAGTGCATGTATATCCCGTCCGGCCCGACGAAGTAGATGTTGTCGCCGTCCGAACAGATCCCGAAGGCGGCGGCCAACCCTCTCCCCACCGGGATATCAATATAGTTGTACTTGAGGTTGCCGAGCGCGTCCTGCCCGGCCCTCCCCGCCCACCAGCGTTGCGTGGAGGCGACACAGGAGGTCTGCTGAATGAGCGCCCCGTTGACGAGGGGTTCGGTAGGCGCGCAGAGTTCGTTGAAGTTGACGCCCTCATTCGACCCGTCCGGGTTCTGCGGGTTGGTGTTGTAGACGCCGCCCGGACGCAAGCTGTCGCCTACCGCGTGCAGGCACCCGTTGTCGTCCGGCCCCCACACCTGCCCGAGGAACTGGTTGGCGAGGAGCGGCTCCAAGATGGTTGCGGTAGCTCCCACCAGGGTCCCGGCGTTCTCCTTGATGAGTACGAGGTAGGTGGTCACGCCGCCGGACACGCTGACCAAGGTGGGCCGCGTGAAGGTCGTGTACACCTGCTGCCCCACTTGCAGAAGGTTGCCGGGGAGGAGGTTGGCGAACTTAGCGAGCGAGGGGTTCGTAGACGCGGTCGGGAACTGGAGGACCGCCACGTACCCGGTGAGCGCCGCGCCCCCCGCGTTGGTGGCAAGCGGCGGCCCGATCGACGGGAACGGTTCGTAGTTGTCCTCGGGGAGCGTCGGGTTCGCGGCCACCTGGTCGTCGCCGTAGTTGTCGGTGAAGGGAGTCGGGTTAGAGTTTGATGGCTGGACGATCGCCACGCTGCCAATGTAGGTCCAGTCCTCCAGCGCCCCCCCGTTGCGCTCGATGTCGTAGGTGTCGGACTGGGGATCGGTTACCTGCTGCGGGATTATCACCATCCCCTGCGTGCGCTCCGGCGAGAACCCGTAGCGAGTTACCGGCGACCAGTTGGACGCAGCCCCGGTGGAGGAGTCGCGCGACCGGTAGCGGTACTGGTAGGGGAGAAGCGCCCCGGTGTTCGGCTGCCCGCCCCCGTATATAGTGAAGGAGTTGATCGCCATGTTCACGGTGGCGGAGCAGTTGACCGCGAACGAAAAGTAGGCCGCGTTGGCGAGCGTTTTTGTCTGGTCGCTGCCCACGCGCGTGAACTTGGAGAGCGGAATTACGATCTCGGTCCATAATGGCCCGCCGCCGCCGGCTAGTAACTGCGAGCCAGAGGACGAGAATATCTCGTTGTTGAACGCGGTCCCCTCTTTCGCGTCGATCGCCGCGCGCTGGTTGAGGAGTTGCGAGGCCGCCAGTTGAAGGATCTGCGTGGCGGCGCTCCCAGTGAGCGCCCCCTGCAAGTCGGACGGCCGGATCTCGTAGTAGTAGTAGTCCTTGGTGAACGTGCCGTCCGAGCAGTCCAACCCGATCCGGCAGGAGACCAAGTTGTTCGGGTTGTCGATTAAGACCGACAGGTGCAGGTAGTCGTCGTCTTGGAACGCGTAGTTGACCAGCGTGAAGATCGGCTGGAAGGCGGTGATGTTGGTCTCGACGCTCCCGATGCCGACGTTCACCGTGAACGCGACGTAGTGCGACCCGATGGACTGGCCGATGGTCGGCAGCCCCGTGGCGGTTCCGATCTGGATGGCCGCCACCGCCGTCATCGTCATCGCGGTGGTGATCGTGCCCGTGGTGGAGGTCTCGATGCACACGCTCCCGTCCTGGCCTTCGGTCACGCTCCACACGTAGGCGACCGCGCCGGAGGAGAACTTAATTAGGGAGCCGCGCCGGAGCGAGCCGAGAAGCTGCTGCTGGCTGATCCCGATGCCTGGGTCGCCGGGGCCAGAGTTCACGTTTTGCGGCACGATGATGCAGTGCCCGGTGGACCCGGTAAAGTAGTACACGCCCGAGATACCGACTGCCTGGGTGGCCTCGGGGAACACGTCGAGCACGCGGTACCCGATGCCGGGGTCGGGGATGACGACCACCATCCCCTTCTGGTACTGCTGGGTGCCGGAGGTGGGGTTGGGGATCGTGACCTGGATCGAGGCTACCGCGCCGGTGCCGGAGTTGAACACCGGGTCCTGAAACACGCCTGCCACGGTGTCGGCCGGGTTGATGCGGAGACCGTCGGATTTAGCGGCAGTGGTCCCAGATGATGTGTAACCGGCGGCGTTGGCGAAGGTGTCGTAGATGGCAACCAGGTTGAGGTTGCCGTAGTAGGCGTCGCAGGGGAGGAGGGGTTCGGCGATCCCGACCTTCTTGATGAGGGAGGAGGCGGGAGTTACCGGGTTCGGAAGCACCTTCACCTGTTTCCCGCCGTCGAACACGTACTCCCACGCGGCCGGGGAGGCGTTGGGGCGGAACGGGATCAGCGAGCAGCCGGTGCCGGGGGCGCTACTGTACCCCGTGTCGAGGCGGACGGCGTTGAGGTAGATGGCGTTCCCTATTTTGTAGATCCCGAGGGCCGGTTCGAGCGCGACGCAGGTGCCGGGGGCGACGCCGGGGGTGGCGGTGAACTGCACCCACGGCGGGCGGCTGGTGACCTGGTCCGCGAGGTAGCCGCGCACGTTTTGGGCGTACCCGTACTTCCCTTCCGGGATGGCGTCGGGCGCGACACTAACCTTGACGCCGCCGAAGGCGAAGCGGGAGCCGGCGGGTTTGCGGGTGAAGTCGGCCACTAGGTTACCGCCTCTTCAGTTGCGCCTTCGTCCTCGCGTGCCACCTGCTCGTCCTCGCGTGTCGCCCGCTCGTACAGGAGGTCGCGGAAGGTGCTCATCGCCCGTACCTTCGCGTTCCGCTTGGCCGCCAGTTGCACGATCGCCTTGAACAGCGGCATGGTCGCCTGCACCTCGGCCCAGCCGTCCTTGAACGAGGCCGTGTGCTGCGCGTACCCGAGGATCGCGTCCATCACCTCGCGGCCCAACTGCACCGGGTCGCCGTCCGCCACCGGCAGATTCGCGTTCGCCACCACGAATAACGAGACGTTCTGCGCTCCCGGCGCGGGGAACGCCACTAAATTCTGGCCGGAGTAGCCGAGGATTAACGGGTTCGCGATGGAAAGTTCCCAGTCCGGCATGTAGCGGTCCAGGTTCTCCACCGCATCCGCCATGACGGGAAGGCCAGCCACCCTCCCGGCAAGCACGAAGGGGTAACTCGATATTAGCTCGCAGAACTGCTCGTACCGGGAGCGGGCATACTTAGCTCTCTCCTCATCCCGGCACTCGGCGTTCATGTCCATCAGGTCGGCGAGCGTTCTCCAGTAGAGGGCGGGCGCGAAGTCGTTGGGGAGCAGGAGGAGCGTGCCGGGGGGAGGGGGGTTTGAGAGCGCGGACTGGGACTCGGTAGTCAAGAGTTCGAGCGCGCCGGCGAAACCGGGCGGAGGAGTCATTGTGAGCAGGAGGGGAGGCTCGACCCCTGGGGAGTAGACTTGCGGGTTGCCGGGGGAGTTGACGCCGAACCGGGCATACGCGCCCACCGCGAACTCGTCGGAGCGCCACAGCGGGAACGGGTTCGCGCCCGCCGGGAGGGGAGAACCGGCCGGCCACCAGTACGCCCGCCTCACTTCGATCACGGTCTCGCGCAGGGCCAGGTCAGCCACGTTCGGGGTCACGGCCGGCGAGTATACCGTGGAGGTGCAGCCGGTGCGGAACAGGAACTCGTCGCGCGACCGCTGCAACGACTGCACGAGCTGGTCGGTGGAGAACTGGCCGGACGAGAGCGCGGCGGTCAGGGGAGCCTGCCCCTCGATCAGCGCGTACTGGAGCCACGAGTATAGGTCGGTGTCGAGCAGGGTGCAGAGGCGGGGGCTGCCGATAATCTGCTGTAAGTCGTACCAGACAGTCGCGCCCCCAGTTACCGCGAGCTGATACCACTGCTTGTTGTCGCCGGTGAGCACGTTCCAGAAGCGTAGAGAGTTCCAGAGGTGGACTTTCAGCTCCCCGTCTACCCAGCGAACTTTCCCGCCGTCGTTGAGCGCGTTCGCCAACTCCTGCCGGAGCTGCGCGAAGGTGTAGGTAGAGTAGGGCATGCGCTCACTCGGTTACTCGCTCACTCGGTTACTCCCGCTTCTTGCTGAACTTGCGGCGGATCTTCTTCCCGGCCTTTGTGATCCCTTTGGCGACCTTGCTGACGGGGACTTCCACGCCTATGTCAGGAGCGCCCGCGGGGCCGCCCGTGGTGCCGGACCTCTTTTTCGGCTTCTCCATCGGCTTCTGCATACCTTACTCCGACTTACCGCTCTGGTACTTGTACAGCTTCTGCTTCTTGGCGGGAGGTTTCTCCTCCGCTTGGCGCGAGCCGTAGCTGTTGGAGGTGAAGTCGCCTGCCGCCTTCAGGACCGCTGATTCTTTCTTGGGTGCGTCTGCCATGAGTTACCGCCTCCTATTGAGCGGGTGGTACAGTGGGTACAGTTGGCGTGGTGGGTACGATCGTGGTCCCCGCCACCGTGGTCGAGGGTTGCCCGGTTGCGTTGGCGATGATCTGGTTGTAGGTGGCGTCGGCGTCGGCGAGGATCTGGTCGGTAGTCTGGGTCGAGTCCCCCGAAATGACAGCCCGCAGTTTCGAGATGGAGGACGCAGCCAGCGCGGCCAGTTGTTCGGCGAAGAGGATCAGTTGCAGAGTGGACGGGTCCATTAGTTGCCTCCTGACTTGGCTGCCGACTTAGTGAAGGTTACCGGGGCGGGCGCGCCCGTAGTCCCGACCGCTGCCGCGATGATGGCGATCGAGGACTCGGCCCCGGTGATGATGATCGAGATGGTTTGGCGGGTGTTCACGTTTTTAATCCCGACCACCCCGGAGTTCTGGAGCGTGTTGAACGCAATCAAGAACGCGTTCACCTTTGCCGCAACCGAGGTGGCGGACTCGTTGGCGCGAATTGCGTTGTCGAGCACAAGGCCGGCTTGGCTCACGTTGGCGAGTTGGGTGTCGAACGCCGCGAACTCGGACTGGGTCATCACGCCCGAGGTTACCGCCTGCTGGGCTGCCACCTGTACGTTGAGCAGTGCGTGAGCTACCGCATCGGAAGCGGTGGCGAGGTTCTGCGTCCCCTTCGGACAGGCGAACCCGCAGGACAGGATCGCCGCCAGGGCTATAGTGCCACAGTAGAGTTTGAGTCGTTTCATGGGTTGCTGTCTCCTTTTACCCTTTACCCTTTACCCTTTACCCTTAGCCGGTTATTGTAGCCCAAAACTGGGCCGCGCCCTCGTTTAAGTAAATTTGCCTCGCCTCGTCGGAAGGAGCGTCCTCGGGATAGGGGGCGGTACGCTGCAAGTGGGGGCGGTCCGGCTCGGTCCAACGGCTCCCCGACACGAGTCCCACATCCTCTCCGCACTCGATGATCGTCGCCCACCACGGGTCGGCCGTGTCCCATATCGGCACCCCCTCCTTCATGGGGACGAAGTCCACCGCGCAGCCTAAGTTGTGCCAGGACTCGCCACCTCGGGCGTTGGTCACGCGGGGGCCAGGCGCGGTCCTCCCCTGCGCGTAGAGGACATCCTGCTCCAGCCAGGTGCGCCGGCCTTGCGTGACGCGGAAGGCGATTCCGGAAGGCGAGAGGAGGGCATCCATCTGCACGATCAGGGCGGCGAGGACGGGATCGACTAGCGCCAGCCGAGTTACCGATATCGCGTCGAGGCTCACTTGGGCACGTCCTTAGAGACAGAGGCAGACGGGACGACAACGACTGGAACGGTAGTTGTAGTCTCGACAGAGGACATGTGCGTAGTGCCCGCCACTCCAGCCTTCTCCGCTGTCACCGTAGTCTGCGTCTCCGTAAACTTGGTCGTGGTCATCAGGTCCGGCGCTCCGTGGGTCTGGAGGAAGGTCGCCATCCCGATCACCCCGTGCAGCAGGAACAGTATCCCCAGCGCGGCTAGGGTCTTACCCAACTCGGCGTTTAGGTTGAAGGTGTTGGGTGCGAACAGCGAGACTACCGAGATGGACGCAATTGACGTGGCCCCGCCTTGCACGGCGGACCGCATGATCCCGACCACCCACGTGCGCCAGTCGTACTGCTGGGCGTTCGATACCATCGCAAACGGCATGATAGCCTCCCACCAGAGTACCCACTTGTTCATCGTTGATCGCCCCCGTGCCGGCATCAGTCTGATACGGGAAGGTGCAGACGAAATGGCCCGATTTACAATTTACGAAATCCGAACAAGCTGGATCGACAAGCTGAATCGAACCTACTTTATCGCCGGCCCAAACACTTGCCAGCCCAAAATGCCAACCAGCAGCCAGATTACCCAGAACCCTCCGGCTCTCTTAAACCAAGGCTGGTTGGCTTCGTAAAAGAACCAGTAACTCGCAAAAATCGCAATCAGGTAGATCACCCAGAAAAATATTCCTAGCGGCATAATTACCTCCTCTTCCTTTTCCTTTTCCTTTTCAGTGTTAAATCTAGAGTCTACAGTCTAAGGACAACCGTTCACGCCTTTATAACTCGAAAGACCGGCTTGCGCAATTAACACACATTGGTCAACCGCTTGGAGATGCCCGCTCGCATCACAGCCGTAAGTTGACGTGCAAGAATTGCCGTTAATGTCAGTCAAGCCGGAAAGTCCAGGCAGAAGCGGGATATTCGAGTAAGCCCGTACATAACAATATTTCTGACTGGCATTCGTGCCCGTTCTGGCCCCACCGCAAAAAGCGGTACCGCTCGACGTGGCACCCGTTTCGTTCGCTGCATTTTGCAGATAGGCCCAAAGGGGGGAATTAAAAGGACTCACTTGCTGGCCGAGTTCAAAATAAAACTGCCAAGAGGTGGCGTAGTCATCGAACCCATAAGGCACATTGTAATCGAGGGTCTGACTGCCGTCGTTTCCGCTTGTCTCTGCTGGAATCACGCCATAGTTTGAATTCTCCCGAATCCAAACCATCTGAAAATCATAGACCTTAGCGATTGGCGTTGAATCGCTGTAGGTACAAGTTGCCTTTGCGGGGTCCAGACAATCAAGCTGCGCCGGGGTGTAGTCGAATGCGTAAAGCATCCCAGCATAAGGCCGGTAAGTTGAGTCGGAAGGAAACCCGCTTGTTCCGCAGATCCCAGGCGAGGCATTGGCGGGAAATACTATGGCAGCTTGCGCCGGGAATGGAATCGCCTTTTTGATACAAGGTACGCCGGTAAGCCTCACATGGGGGATGTTGCCCGATGTCAGTTCATTGGTGCGCACCTGCGCTGCCAGCGGAGCGATGCCGATCGAAGAACCCAGGTCATTTGATCCCGCCTGATTCTGCGCTTGCCAGTCCCGCGAAGTGTAGTAATTTGCCGACCAGCTTAATGCGCTCCAGGTAATCGGAATCGTGCAAGGATCTGCAAACGTTCCTTGATGCGAATTCGATGGGCAAACTCCAGCGCGAGTTTCCCCCGTCGAACTGCCACCAGAAAAATAAAGGTCTACAATGTTCCCCGATGCCTGCTGCCAGATAAAGGTTGAACTATCGCCGCCTTGCCCGCTTGAGTTACCTCCTGGAAGAAGAAAATTGTTCGGTCCTTGAAATTCGATTGTCCACCCGGCTTCGGTTCCGCAGTAGAAGCAGCCATTTACGATCCACCAAGGATCTCCCGCCTGGGCATAATATTTCGCTGTGCTGTTATAGTTCCCATAGCTGTTAAACGGCTGGAATCCCCATAGGCTCGATGATGGACTCCCGATGCCATTGTTTTTCTGCGCACCACAATTCGTAATTAAGCACTGTCCAAAAGCGTTGCTCACAGTTGGCGTGCTGGTATTGCCTTGCAGATGGTTAAGCCAGTTACCCGAAGTGCCCAAGCGCCCTGGCAGCGGTTTGTAAAATATGCTTTGAGCATTTGAGGAAAAAGCTACTGGAATTACCGGCTCCTGGCTGGTGTAGGTATAGGCCGAACTCAGAGAGAAATTAGCGACGATGTTGAGATTGACTCCGGTTTGCGATGTAGGAATGTTGCACAGCGGATTTACTCCGCAACCTCCACCGTTGTAGCCGGTAAAAGTCGAACCGGAAGCCGGCGACGCCGTAATTGCAAGCGCGGAGTTGATTGGAATCGTAACGCTGCAACCCGTGGCAGACAAGACGCCGTTCGTAATAATGCAATTCAAACTGCCGCCGGTCACCGTGCCGGAACCGTTAGCCGTGGTGGTAATTGTAACCGCGATCGTGCTAGGTGATGTGGTGGTTTGTACCTTCCACGCACTCAGGAACGACGCCCAATTGTTTGTCGTCGATGAAGGGGTAACTGCGTTGACGTAAGGACTGCCGCCAGTGGATACATTGGGGCGTTCTTCAAGATCGTTTGAACCGCCCGTGCCGGGACTCAACGATAGACAGATCGAAGCCCACGGCCCCGAGCTAATGGCAGTGAGATTGACCGCCTGCCCACCACTAGCGCTTAACTGATAAAAATCGACGTTCGTGCCTAGACCAAACGCGCCCGCAGTCCAGGGAGAATTGACTGTTGAAACTCCGGTACTCACCATCGCGCCGCAGTATAGGAATGAATTTCCATTGGTCGGCGTAATCGTTGGAGTGTTTACGGCGGTTCCAGTCGTTCCCGATCCGCTCGCGCTCAGGTCGAAAGTTGGAACCTTGCCGCCCGTATTGAAATCATCCGTCCAAATAGCTCGCGTCGGCCCGGTCCCGGAGAAGGTTGCGGTGACAGTCCAAGGGTATGCGCTCCCCGTGACATTGTTGCAGTAGTAGAGCCAGACCGAACCAGCCGTGGCCTGCGTGGATGGCCCCACCACGTTGCAATTGTTGCCAGTCGAAGTGACCACGCTACTCAACGTGTCACTGGCTGACGAGGAAATTATCATGCCGGTCACGGTGTCGCCGGTTCCTACCGAATTATTGAGCGTGTTTGTCCCGGTAGCGGTAGTGAATGAAGTGGCGTGCGCTCTCGATTGAGAAAACGTCAGACTATTTCCGTAGGAGTTATAGATGTCCTGCGTGAAACTGGTGGCGGGCGAAGTGATTCCGCTGGTCAAGTCGTTGAATGCAAGTAAGAGATCTGCCGGCACCGTGGTTGTAATGTTTCCGCTGCCGGGAGGAGATGACCCGGCGTTGTCTTGCCCGCTCGCCCCCGCGCAAACGTCAAGGGGGTTGGTAGTCAGGCCGGCCCAATCTTCGCCGGTCATCACACGGCCCATCGCGCTCGCAGTTAAAGCAATCGCTGTAGTACACGCTTTGGCTAGGGCGGCATTCACATTCTTTGCATAATAGACAACGCCGGTAATCGCGGATTGCCCGTTCGCAGCCGCGACCGCGCGCGGCGAACTGCTGCCTGAGCACCCGGTAAGCTGCGTATAGGTATTCCCGCAGTTATCGGTGACACTCGATACAGTGCTGGAATTGTCGAACCACTCGCCATTTACAAACAGGGTGTCGCCGGCCAGAATCGGCGCGGCCCAGTTGCATGACACATTACTTGTGCCCGCAACGCTAGTTTGGCAATTCTGCTGCTTTGCCAGTGGCACGCCACCAGAACCCGGCTGGAAATTTACGTTGGCAATGATCGGGCTGTTGATCGAGAAGGGGCCACACACTGGATTCGACGAGCACCCAGAAATACCAACCCAATTTACAAAGGTTGCGGTGCCGCTCGGTGTCGCCGTCAAGGTAACTGAAGATCCCGCAAGAATCAGTTGGTTACACGTTCCCGATTGAGTTCCGTTACTATTCTCGGTGCAATTGATCGAAGAGGCATTTGCGGAACCAAGAACTGTGCCAGTGCCGGTGCCGATAAATACGATGCTCAATGAATCGGTTTGATTGAACGGTTGAAAACCGTAAGTAAGCGTCGAGTTCGTCGTGATCGTGATGGGTCCGCAGATTAACGAACCGCTCGAAGAACATCCACTGGCGCTGCCCGTGCCCACTGTGCTCAACAATGCACTATTGGCATTCGGGGAAGCGGTCAGCGTCAACATTGTCCCGGTGGGATAATTTCCATTGCAAATTCCCGACACCCCCAGTGAGGTAAAGGAACAATTGATCGTCGGTGGAACGTCATTGCTTGTGACCGTCCCTACACCTTGCGCCCCAACTGCGCTAGTGAGAGAAAGCGAAAATGAAGCCGCCGCCGTTCCCGTCCCAGCCAAGCCAACCATAAGAGAGGGCGTACTCCCGTTGTTGGTGATGGTGAGGGTAGCCGGGCCTTCCGCGCCAAGGATGGAGGGCGTGAAAGTGACGGAGACCACGCAGGATGAGTTCGGGAGAATTGTGCCCACACATGAAGAGGACTGACCGAAGTCGGAGGAGTTCGTGCCTGCGATAGCGATCGCGGAGATCGTGCCCGAGGAAGTACCGACGTTGGTAATCGTGACTGGAGACGGGGCGCTGGTGACGAATTGTTGGACGGAGCCGAAGTTGACGGCGGAAGGGGACGCGCCGATGTTCAAGGGGACAGGCGGGCCGGAGCTGTAGCCGGAACAGTTGAGGGTCTGGACCTGAGTCCCGGCCGAGTCAGTGATGGTGAGCGTGGCAGTTTCGAGCGAGGACAAGGTAGGCGAACAGCGGACTTGGTAGAAGCAGGTCCCCCCGTTCGCGGCGAGGGTGGAACCGCACGTGCTCCCAAGCGGGCCGGTGAAGTCGGCGGCGTTAGTCCCAGTGGGGGCGGCGGGGAGCACGAGGGAGGTGACGGCAGCCACCGTGTTGTTCGTGAGCTGGACGAGCAGGGGAGGGCCAGTAGTCCCGATCGGCACGTTGCCAAAGGAAAGAGGGTTGGGAGTTACCGACATCACGTTCGGCGGGGGAGCGGAGGTGATCGTGGAAACGGATAGGTTCGTCAGGGCGACAGGAGCCGGGAGGGGAAACGGGGTGCCTCCCGACATCACGATGTCGTAGTTGATCGTGTTGGACGCGAACAGGAGCCACGACCCGTCCGTGTTCGCGGTGAACGGGTTGGTAAGCGGGGTGAGCGTGGAGTTCTGGTAGAGGGTGGCGAGGGTGGTCGTGCCAGTGAGATAGGCGGTGACGGTGCAGGAGGGAAACGAGCCTACAGCCGGGGTGGTGGTGGGGGTGCCGAACGCCGACAGGAACGTGTTCCCCTTGGCGCACATGCCGTTGATCGAGCCGGCGGTTTGGGCCGACACGATGACCGAGCCGGTAACCAGGAGAGCAGGGAAGGCGATAGCTGCGATAGCGAATAGTTTTCTCATTTTTACTCCAACCGTGTTACGTCGAAGAACGCTTTCCCCACCATCGGCCCGCCGGTCCCGCAAGCCGTGTTGGTGACGCCGTAGTTGATCGACCCTAGCCCGCCCGTGGCTGCCCCGGTGGTGGTCAGGAAATAGCTCCCAGTGAGGAAGTCAGCGGTCGAGTCGGGGACAAGGGTCGCGCCGGTTGTCCCACCAGTAGCGGGCGTAGTACCGAGTCCCCCGGCCGCCGAGAAGAAGGTGGTGGTGCTCGACCCCGCCTTCGCGCCCTGGTCGTCCGTGTACCCGAGCCACGGGATCGTGGACCCGGTGGTGGTGCAGGCAGTCGTGATCTCGATGTATACGTCCACGCGGTAACGCCCAGCCGGGCATAAAGTGGTGGCACATAGCGAGGTGGCGGAGATGTTTGACCCGGACCCGATAGTGACCGAGCCAGTTACCGCGTAGGAAGTTTTCAGATTGGGAATTGACTGCCCCAGCGCCGAAGAACAGTCGGTCAGGAATAAGGGGGTCGAGAGCGAAGTCTGCGCGAAAATATAGTAGACGTTGTCCTCGGTACTGACGCTGCAATCCGCGTTCGCCAGGATGTCGTTTTTCAGCATCTTGGTGCTGGGCGTCCCGGAAATGGTGGACATATTGGAAGCGGAGAAGTTGACGATGTTCGACGTGCCCTGCGCGGAGCCGATCTCGAAGTTGAAGGTAGTGTCGTTGTTACTGTCCCCGTTGACCCACGTCGCGCCCTGGGTCTGGGTGGCTCCGTCCTCGATCCAGGTCTCGTTGTGGGTCGCCATCCCGCCGATCTCCTGGCAGATGATGGCGTACTCGCAGTGGTAGCCGTCGAACTTGTTGGCGGGGCCGGACTGGAAGTAGCCGAGTCCCTCCGTTAACTCGGGCAGGATCGCGTGCGTGCCGGAGTTCTGCACGTCCTTCAGCGACATCGTGGACCCGTTCACGCCGTAGATCGACTGGCTGTTCGTGCCCATCGCGATCCCGTCGGAAGCGAGCCCGACGAAGGTTTTGCTCATGGTGGAGGAAGCCACCGAGGAGGAGTAGGCAAGGACCGCGTAAGTGCACGCCGGGCACCCGGTGGAAGGCATGATCGCGGGAGTGCCGGCCATCATCTGAGTGCCCGACACAAACTGAGTTACCGCGCCAGCGCTGACTGCCGCATTCATCCCATAGCAGCCGCCGGCGTGGATCTCGCACACCTCCGCCTGGAAGTTGTGGAAGATCCTCGTGTAGGGGCCGGAGTGGGAAGCGCCGCCCTTATCCCCGCCGTAGGCGTTCGGGCTGGCGTTGTTCCCGACAAAGAGCCGGAAGCCATAAACAGTGCCGTTATACCCCTGCACGTCGTTGAGGTAGGTGCCTTCCTCACCCGCCCCGTTCGCATATTCCGCGCACCCGTACACGTAGGCGCAGGTGAAGGTCCAGTGCTCCATACCGGAATGGTAGAAGGTGGCACCGTTGGTCGGGCCTTGGGTGAAGGCAACCAGGGGAGTTTCGAGGTAGGCGACCCCGCCGCAAGTGGCCGCGCACACCACCATCGAGGTCGAGTTGACGACAAAGATGGTCCCGCCCCCGGTCGGCTCCTGCTTAATTTCCCAGCAGTGACCGTTCACGGCGGACGTGGTTTCCTTGCCCACACATAATAATCTGCCGGCGAAGGTGGAGGGCGGAGTGCCAGAGAGTGCCGAGCTAAGGGTGATCGTCGAGGTCCCGCCGGCCGCCGCCGTGATCGAGGTGACGGTGGCCTGCGGCATATTCGTCGAGGAGTTGAAGTAAGCCGCGCACGGCGCGCCGTCGGAGTTGGTCGGGTACGTGTTATCGTGCAAGAGTGGGTTGCAGGCGATCAGATTGGAATTGGCGCTGTTGTTCAGCACCGTGCTCCCTTCCTGCCCGATACCGAAGATGCTGACCCCCGACCCCCAACTCCCCCACTGCACGCCGGTGTAGATGCGGCCCCGGCTGACGCGGCCGCGAAAATAAATTTGCCCGCGAAAGTTAGCCGCGATCGGCATCTCGGAACAGTAGGCTTTGCGTGGCACAGTTACGATCACCAACACGCCGCTCCCGTTGCCGCCGACTAGGGAAGCCTCGGCCGCCACCGCCTCCGCGCACACGTCCTCCGCCCCGCTGCCGGTGAGAACGGTGAACTGGGACGCGTCCGAAAGGAGCTGCGACTGAACCAGTCTCCCAGCCACGTTGAACGTAGCGATTAACCCCTGTGCGCCCACGATCTGCCCGACCGCGCTCTGCACGGGCGAGGACTGCGACCCAGCCGCAAGTGCGAAGGAGAGGAGCATCGCAGCCGTCAGCCCCACCTTCTGGTTCTTATTGAGCGGGGTAGACCACCCGATCCAGACGCGCCACAGCAACGCTACCGCCACGACCGCCATAGACAGCGCGATCATAATGATGAACGACGCGAACTCAGCGAAGTGTAGTGCTGCCCAGCTACCGACATCCTGCATAAGCTATCTCCTGAATTATTCCTTTACACCCCGCTGAACGCGACCGACGACCCAGTGGAAGTTGAGATCACGAAGATCAGGTTCGAGTTGGTCACCTGGTAGCAGATCGAGTCCCCCGGTCCAAGAGGGTAGCCGGTCGCGGTGGTGATGCCGGACTGCCCGACGTATATGGTAAGCGCGTTAGTGGGGAGCGCCTTCACGCAGAACCCGTGGCCCGCGTTTGAGGGAAGGGCTACGGCTGACGCGGTAACTGCCTGCTGGGTGCCGAAGATGGCGCCGAACCCGACAACCTGGGTAGGAATGTTGTTGTTCGGCGAGATCGCCACTACGAGGGCCGGGTCAGTGGCGGCAGCGGCAGTGGACGCGGCTTTCACGGCTGCGGTGTTCGCGCCGTCCGTCACCTTCTCGAACCCCGCCACCCCGATTGCCTGGTTCACGTTAAAGAGGCCGGACTGGGTGACCGCGCCGATGATGTTCGCGCCGGCCGGGAGGGCGGTCTTGAGGTTGACCAGCAGGTTCGCCACACTGTCGCACTGCACGGGGGAGAAGTTCCCGGTGGTGATCGTGGTCGGGGAGGTGTTGAACCCGCAGTAGTTGCCGGCGAGTCCAGTGGAGGCGACGTTCTGCCCCGCCGCCATCGAGCGCCAGCGGTCCCAGGTGGTGCCGTTGAATAGAGCGTTGAAGCCGAACTGGAGGCCGGCGGTGGTGGGGTTGGCGAACGCGTCCGTGGGAGTGGTAGCGCCGCCCGCGCACCCGGTCTTGCAGTCTACGTTCACGTACCCGGAGCCGTCCACCGGGTTGACGATGGTCGCGTTGGTCGCCCCGGCTGTCCCGGCGCTCGTGTTGCCGGTGGCGATGTAGGTGATAATCGGAACGCCGCCGGTAAGGGTGGTCACGTTCACGCGGGTCCACGAGGCGGCGACCGAGGTGGCGGATACGCTCCCCCCGGCCCCGACCACCGCGTTGCAGGCGGCGGAGGTGATCGCCCCGCCGGCCGTCCACGGGCCTGCCGCAGTCGGGCCGGTGTCCACCTGCACCAGGCAGCCGGTAACCGCCACGTTGGTCGAGGGCGAGAACACGAGCAGGTGGTTGAGGTAGCCGTAGATCTGGACCGGCTGCCCGACCCCCGCCACGGTGAATATCTGCGGGATGGCGATCGTGGGGAGCGGGTTCTGGGCCGCCGAGAACAGGGAGGCAGATAATAGGATCGCCGTACAGAGTATGTGTCGTAACTTCACGAGTTACCTCCTTTAGTTAATCGGGGAAATATCCCAACCCTTCCCGCTGGCTGATCCACGGCAACGCCTCGATGTAGGCGTCCTCGGGCGCGTTTATCACGTGGCGGTGGCTGAACTCCTCGTCTTTAATCATGTAATCCGAGAGTAGCCCATCGTACTCTTTCTTCGCGGACCCGAGCAAGAACGACCACCCCTTCTTGGCGGCAGCGGGGAGGTCCTTGTTGGCGATCGCCCACTCGTAGGCGTACTTCTTGGCGAGCGCGATCACTACGTCCTCGCCTAACATCGAGTTCACGGTGTCGGTGTCGTTGACGAACAAGGTGCCGCGACGGAAGAACGAGCCGACGTAGGTGTAATGGTTGAGGGGTTGCGGCCAGAGTTCGTACATAGGCCACCCGTAGTAAGGGGAGAGGGAATTGGGATTGACGAGGTAGGGAATAGGGCCGACGGGCCACCCGGACTGGAATCGTTGCGGGTCTTTCCTATCGACCTCCTCGTTGGTCAAGGTGCAGCGCATGCTGTACCCAGATACCGGGTCCACGATGGACTCCCACCACAGGAAGTCGGCCACGGGGGCGGAGAAGTAAAACTGCGAGATAATGTAGTTGATCCCGGCCCCGGTTTGCGGGTCCACGTACGGATTGTCGAGGGTAAGGGTGGCGGTGCCCGGATTGTAGGCCACGATGTTGTAGATGGTCCCGGTGCCGATACGGAATTGTTGCGTGGTGATCGGATTCGCGCCGGGCACCGCCACCCAGGCCGCGTTGGCGGTGGTGTCGCCCACGACTAACGGGGAGCCGGACACGAGGGTGACTGAACCGGCGGTGGTGGGGTTCGGGGTCGGGATGGCGCGCTTCCCCCAGAGGAAGGACCACAGGAACTTGCGCTGCACGTTGAGCCAGGCGCGGTTGACGAGGGTGCGGGCGAACAGGTAATCGACGGGGCACTGGCCGGTTAGTTCGGTCGCCATAGTTTGCCAGGACATCCTACCGTTTCCCTCTTTGCACCATAAGTTACCGCTTTAAAAAACTAGGGGCAGAGCGTTAATCGCCCCGCCCCATTGCCCCATTGGGCTACCGCCGTAAGAGGTTTCTAGTTTCCGATCACCAGATACCGAATCGAACTCAGGTGCAGGTCAGTCCCGTTCGCCACCTCCGCGTTGGTCGCCAGCACGTACCAGCGCACGCGGAAGGTTTTGGTTGCGCCCGTTCCAGTCTGGATCACGCGCACGTAGTAGGTCTCGGTCTGGTCCATGTCCTCCTGGGTAGCGTAGCGTACGGTGAGAAGCGCGAACGCCTGGGCCGAGATGGTCTGCCCGTTGCCCGCGCCCCCGAGGTAGGAAAGGGGGCCGGGAATTGGGCGGCAGGCGACGAACACCTCCCCGATGGACTGAGGCTGAACTAATATCTCCTGCACGGTCTGGAACGCCATAAGTTACCGCCTTCCTCTCAGCTCTCAGTTATCAGCTCGCAGCTCTCGCCTTAGTACCGCCCCAACAGGTACTTGGTGAACACGGTCCCGATCGCCCCGTTGGCCGGCTGCGAGATCGCATTGCCGATGATCTGGCCCCACTGCCCGAAGGTGGGAGCGCCGCCCTGGGCCGGACAGTCGAACACGCCGGTGCCCGCGCCCTGCACGATGATCGCGCCGCCCTGGGTGTTCGCGGTGACGGCCGCCCGGTACTGCACCGGGATCTTGCCTCCGATTGCGATATAGGTGTACTGCCCCGGCGTGGCCGCGAAGAGGAACGTGCCGCACAAGTGGGACAAGGCTACCGTGTGCGATTCATCGGTGACGGAGTAGGCGAGCGCGCCCGAGCCGGCGGCCCCGCCGGTGGCGGTGTTGAGGATAAAGGCCGCGAGTCCGGGGGCCACGTTGGCGGCGGTCGCGCCGGAGTCAAGTAGGACGAGTTGCACGATGCAACCGAACATGGCCGCGCCCGAGGCGAGCAGGAATTGAGACGAGGCCAGCGGGACTAGATCGCTCTCGGTCAACAGAAACCGCTTACCCACGTCATCCTGCGAGCCATAAGCGGGCGGGCAGGGGAGGCCGAGGTTCTGGAACAGGGAGTTGGTCTCGCCCGCGATGGGGACCGAAGTGGCGTTCAGCTTAGTCGTGGCCGAGTTCCAGCCGGACTTGTCGGTAAAATTACGCGGCATATTGCCTCCCTGTATAGTCAGGAGGCGGCAACCTCAGTTACCGCCTCAGTTACTCGATCGCTTAGCCTGCATACCCGAAGGTCTGCTGATTGCTTGACGGCACCAGGCAGTACATCACAATCGCTGCCCGGATAATGTCGGCGAGGATGTCCCCGTCGAACGCTTCCTGCAAGCCACGCGGCCGGAAACTGTAGCGCCCAGTGCGCGGGTACGAGAACCGCCACGTGTCGGCGCGCAGCCACCAGAACACTTCCCCAGGGAACACGGTGGTGCCGTTCGCCGGGAAGTTGGACAGGTTTTGCGAGGACGCGGTCCCGGTCGCGGGGACGGCGAACCCGGCCGAGGCAGTCGTGATCGACGGCAGCACGGTCTGGTCCTGGATGTAGAGCGCGTTCTGCGAGCCGGGGGAGTAGGAGTCGGGGAAGATAACCGCGTTGTTAAACTTCAGCCCGACCATCCCGATTCGCGGCTCGCGGATCTCGGCATCGACTACCTGCATGGCAAACACGCGGTCCGAGATCGCCCCGTAGAGGAAGTCCGAGCATAGGCCGTAGTCCGGCTTGCCGCCCAGCACCTCGCCCTCGCCCTTCCCCTGCTTGCAGCGGTTGTAGATGCGGTTAAGGATCTGGTTCGAGATGACGCCGGCCGACCCGTCCGAGTTGCCGCCCCAGTAGGGGACGGAGTTGAGGACGGTGCCGGTGAGGGGGCCGTTGCGGAGTTGGTTCCCGTAGGTGGAGAACACGTCCCCGGTCCAGCCGGGGGTCAGGCCGTCGCTGAGGGCTTCGAGGAACCCGTTCAAGTTCTTGATGCGGTTCGAGGCCACGTTGGTCTGGTTGGTCTGCCCGTGGTTGTAAATGTCGGCGGCCACCTTGGAGTCGAGGGAGTTCGACCCGTTGCCGTACTTCTCTTTCAGGATGTCCACGATCTGGTATGGCTCGCGGTTGTACACGTCGGTGTAGGTGGCGAGGATCACGATCTCGGCGTTGTAGAACTTGGGCGAGAACATCATGGCGTCCTGAGTCTGCAACTGCTGAAGCGTGAACGTGTCGGTGCCCGGCGAGTAGGCACCGGAGGGCACAGGTTGCAGGTCGAACGGGGCCTTGTGATACGACCCACCCTGCCAGGGGCGGTAGATTTTCTTGTTGGAGCGGAGGACGCGCAGCCACGGGGTCGCCGTGAACAGGGTGCGCGCCACCCGACCTTTCGAGTAGTTCTCGATGGTTGACGCGCTTACCTCATCAAATAACGGATTCGTTGCGGGCATACGGCCCTCCTATTAAAATTGAGTTACCGCTACAGCTACAGCTACCTATCGCTAACTTTCTCCGTTACCCTCTCGCCTGCATCAGCTCGCCCAGTAGCGCCTCTTCCTCGGCGGGCCGGCCCTCGCTCTCCCACGGCTGCATCGCTTCCGTGGTGGAGGGTTTCGGCACCCAGAACGGGTCCTTGCTGGGGGCGAGCGGACGGGTGCCGGGGTGCTCGCGCTCGGCGAGGGCGCGCTTGTACCCGGCCTCGTCGGCGTCCTTCATTTCCTTGTCGTGGGCAGCCTTCGATAGCTCGGTCCGCTTGTCCGCCACCTTGTAATGCTCCTCCCAGTACGCGGTTACCGGCTTCTTGGCGGCGAGCGCGTCCTGTACGAGTTGGCGGGCCGAGATCCCCTGGCCGAAGAGTTCGCGGTGGGCGGCCACGCACTCGATGGCGTCGAGTTCGATCGCGCCACGGCCGAGTTCCAGGGTGCCGGCCTTGTCCATGACCACCTTCGTGATGTCGGCGGTCAGTTTGTCGATGTCCACGCCGGGGTTGGCGGTCTTAAGTTTCTCGGTCGCTTCGGCGAGGTCCTTCTTCGCTTGCGCGAGTTCGACGCGGGTCGCGTCCCCGTTCGCCACCTGGTCCTGCATGGCGAGGTACTCGGAGTTCGCCTTGTCCCAGTTCGCTTGCAGGGTGGCCTTCTCCGCCCTGAACGTCTCGTTCGCCACGTGGAGGGACTGTTCCTCGATCGCGGTGGTCAGGCTCTCGATGCCGAACACTTCCCGCGCAATCTTTTTCTGCTCGTCAGTGAGGCCGGCGGCTTTGTCGATCATCTCAGTGAAGTTGAGTTTCGGCATATCGCTATCTCCTTAATCACGCGTTCGGTGGCGCTTGCGCCTCGGGCGTACGCTGCGGGTTCCCGGCCACCTTCGCCATCCACGATTGCAGCGCCTTCATAATCGCTACCGCTTCTTCTTGCCCCTCGGGGAACTGCGTCCCCAGTTGCCGAATCGACTCGGCTAAGGGCCGGAACTTGTCCATCACCTGTCCGACCTGCTGGCCGTCCGGGCCTGCTGCCTGTTGGCCGGGCGCGGCACCCGATCCGGCTCCCGGACCGCCTCCCGCTTGCCCGCCTGCGCCTGCTCCTGCTGGACTGGTTGCCATCGCCGCCATCGGGATCGCCTGCTACTTCCCCATCTTCTTCATGCCGCCCTTGCCGGCCTTGCTCCCCTTGCCCTTTTTCATGTTCGACATCACCGGCTTCATGCCACCAGCTTCGGGGTGCCCGGCTCGGTTGTAACCGCCTTTGCATGCCATACGCTCACCTCAATAAGTCAGGAATGATTGCAGTAAGAAGGAGGGTGGGTAGGCCAGTTACCGATTTGGCTCCGGGTCAACCCGCCCCTCTCCGGTTTATCCCTCACAGGAGAGTTACACCCATCTCTGAGGCAACTCGTTTTCCGGTGTGAGGAACGGGTTATTTTCGCGCGCGCTTGCGCGACTTTTTGCCCTTGTGCTTGAAAGCGACAGGACCGAAACCGAGAACGGGATCGTTACGCATGGCACACCTCCTTTCCTGTGAGGAGGAATACAGGAGGAGCTACCGGCTGCCAAGTTACCCGCGTGGTTTTGTCAGGTAGGAGGTGAGTTTCAACGCATGCATTCCGAGGTGGAAGATGGGCCACTCCCACGCGCACAGGAGCGCGTACCGTGAGCGCATATCGAGTTTCCGGCACACGCTTCTCACGATGTCGCGCACCCGGTACTGGCGAATCCTTCTGCGGGAGGCGATCTCCCGAAACGTGTACCCGGATGCGAGCATGTCGATGACGGTGATCTCCAGTTGGGTGAGGCGGCGGGCGTAAAGGGAAGCGGGGTCGTCGTGGCGGAAGGAGAGGTCCGGGACGGGGACACGGGAGACGCGATCCACGAACACATCCGGCTCCACGTTGTCAGTTACCGGCTCCAGCTCATCCACTAGGCACTCTCCTTAATTGTGGAGCGCGCGCCTCCGTCCTTCTGTACGATCTGCGGGGCCGCCTGTCCGCTAGGAGCGCGCCCGCCGCGTCCCCTAGCCCCGCCTTTTGGGGTGCCACCGGATTGCCCGCCTGCCCCTGCCCCTTCCATCCCCTGGTCGTCCAGGCCGAGTTCCCGCGCGAGGATCTTCGCCTCGGCCGCCATTTTCATCTTGAACCTTAGCTGCATCTCCTGCCACTTCATAAACCTTTCCAGCATGTTGTTCGCGCCCTCGGGCATGGGGCCAAAGTTACCCAGCCTGAGTACCTCGGCAATGGTCCACGGGTCGATCGGGAACTGGTTGGGCGAGCGCCAGAGTTGCAGGTAGATCATCTTCTGGCTCATCTGCACGATCTCGTGCAAGGTGTTGGGCGCGATGAAGAACGGAATGTGATCGGCGAGCCACTTGGCGCGCTCCCGGTCCGAGTGGATGCTCGGCTTGTCCTTGTTCTCGCCGGGCAGGTGCGAGGGAATCAAGTTACCGGGTTGATAGTCGAAGTTCTCGGCGCTCACCCCGTCCGCCCCCAGTACGGCGAGCAGGGCGGGCGTGCGCTTGTACTGGATGACCAGGAACTTGAACATCTCGGCCAGGTCCCGCATCGCCCGCTCCATGTCGCGCGCGATCGACTTCACGATGGGGCCGGTGTTTTCGAGGGCCGACTGGAGGCTGTCGTCCTTGATGGTCGCCTTCATCTGCGCCAGCCCCTGCACCTGCTTCACCCCCATCTGGTTATCCATGTTCTGCGGGAGGTAGGTGTCGAGGAACTTCATATACCACTCCTCGATCCCGTAGAACTCCTTGGGGAGCGCGGGGCGCATGATGTTGTCGCCGGTCCCCTCGGCCCCGTTGTAGCCGAGGCGCTGGCCGGTCACGTCGGTGCGGAACACCTTCGCCTTGTTGCGATCGACCGCCCGGTAGTTGTATAGCATGGAGGGGTTGTAGCGGTTGCGCGCGGTCTGGTGGGCCATCCTCTCCAGCTCGTTGATCGTCACCTGGATCGGCGCGGCGTCGTGCACCATCGAGAAATCCCCGAAGGGCCACGGGTCGCCGCACAGCTTGACCAGTGGCACCTTCCCGTGCCAGTCCCACATGGGGCCGTCGTAGATCCTATCTTTCAACTCGTTAAACACGATAAGCCGCCGGCCGGGGAAGAGGCGGCAGTCCTCCACCTGCGCCACCCGGTAGGTGGTCTGGCCCGCCTGGTCGTAGCCGGAGGGGACCATCTGCCCGACGTACGGCACCTTGTAGCACCAGGGGGTCTCGATCTCCACCTCGCGGTCGATCACCTGCCCGTTCTCGACCACCTTCTTCCGCTTCTTCACGTACCCCATCTTCACTTCTTTACCGGACTCGTTGACGGAGAGGTCGAGCACGTACTGGTAGTAGAGACGAACGGTGGGGTTCTTGGCGGTGGAGGGAATGTTCGAGGGGACGGTGAAGATGTCGGCGATGATGGCGCGGGTCTTGTCGCGCATCTTCTCGAACCAGCCTTTGGGGGTCTCCCTATCCGGCTTGAGGAGGGACTGGTGTTCCGGCCAGATGGCGTGCGCCAGGAAGATCGGAAGGTCCTTGATGATCGTCACGGTGTAGGCGCGCTGGTGGTCGCCGTTCTCTGGCACGCCTGACATGACGACATCGAACGCGCTGAGGCCGTCCACCTCGATCTCGCGTTTATCGCGTTCACCCGGTATCTGGTGGTACTTGATCTCCAGCCAGGCGCAGGGGGTGATCGCCATCCACTGCACGCCCTTTTTGATGGAGATGTCGATGAACCGGTCCACGTACCAGAAGGAGGCGTACTTGTTGAGCGTCGCCTCCTGCTTCTGCATAGAGAGGTTGTCGGACTTGTAGCCGGGAACGAAGCGGATATCGGAGAGGGAGGCGATCTGCTCGCGCAGGTTGCGCTTGAGCCGGGAGGTGTAGAGTTTCGAGTACTTGCCGTCCTTCTGCTTGGCTTGCAACTTGCTATCGGGCGCGCCTGACAGCAGCCTTACGCTCTCTTCCAGTTGCTCGTACCCCGGACTCTTCTCGAAAAACTCCCTCCCGTCGTCCACCTGCTGCATCGCCCAGACCGTCACTTCCTTCGGGGTGGCGGTCAGGTAGTCGGGAACTTGCCACGAGCGGGCGCGGTCGGGGGTGTCCCAGGAGGCGCGGGAGTCGGCGAACGATGACGAGGCCATAATGGTTACCTATCATACTCGCGGTAGTGGAAAAATGCCCGCGTGGTTATTTTCTGCCGGTCCCTCTCCTCTTTATCGAGATCCTCCAGCATCAGTTTCGCCACGTCGCGCTCCTTCCTTCCCGGCCCGTGCATCGTCGCGTGGATCAGTTGCTCCCGGCTGTAGGGGTTGCCGTCGATCACCCCGGTCATCTCGTCAAAAGCGCGCGTTGCGACCCCGTCGTCCTGAAAATCCCGGTACATCTGCCGCTGCATCTCGCGGGAGAGGGAGTCTGCCTCGGCTAACGTGTTGAACGTGTGCACGGTCACGTCGTCGGGCGGCTCCAATCCCGGCTCCGGCGGCACTCCTATATCGCCGTTCGCGCGGCGGTAGTAAGTTACCGGCTCGTGGGTGCCGGACGCATGGCGGTGCTGGGCCTCCTCGATCTTGCCGAGCGCCAATCCGTCACGGATTGCCTTCGATACCCGATGAGTGGATGGGAAGTCGCGGAACCTCCCCGCTCTCACCTCGACCAACATACTCCCGTCCGGCCACTCGCGGACCCGCATCCCGGAGGCGATAGTGTAATGCAATACAGTAACTCGGTTGCCGAGATAGTCGGTTGTCCTCACCTTTTTCACTCTAGCCCTACCACACGTTCGCGTCGCCATACTCCTCCTCAGTTACCCCTAACTCGTCCAACCCCTGCTCATCGTCGGCCCTAAAGTGCCGCTGCAACATGATCTCCGTAGAGTCTAACCCGATCTCGTTCTTTTTTCGCTCCCCGTCCTCGTCGTCGCCCACCCGCTTTTTGGGCCGCACCTTTCCCTGGATGCGCTCCATGATCGTGTCCTCGTCGTGGGAGGTCATGTAGCAGATCCCGAGGCTGGTGATCGAGTCGTCGTTCGAGTCGGAGGAGTGGTCATATTTCGTGCGCCCGCTGTCCGTCTCCTCCCCTTCCTCGTTCGCCATCTCGTTACTGGTGTTCTCGCTGTTGACCTCGATCCAGTCGCTGTCGATGGCGTGCTTCAGGGTCTCGCGCATCATCTGGCGGCTCCACCCGAGGGAGGCCCACCCGCGACGATGGCGATTCCCGCCGGGCCGCTGCTTCAGGTCGAACCGCTTCATGTAGTAAAAGTTGACGTACCCCAACTTATCGAGCTGGTAACTGATCGGGTCGCCGGTCGCTAACTGGACTTCGGGAGCCATGAGCGCCTGCGGGATGGGCTGCATGTGACGGCCATAGAGGAGGCCCAGCGCGAGGGCGAACGGGGGAGCCTCGGGGGATGAGATCCACGCCGAGTAGAGTTGCGCCACCTGAATGTCGCGGTCCTGCTTGTCCTTCGGGTTAGTTCGCAGTACATCGAAGCTAGTATTGTCGCTTCCCAGCCCCCCACTCACGTCGATCCCCACCGTGTAGTTGTACCCGGCTTTCGGTAACTGCCAGATCCTGACGTAGAACGATTCATTGTCGCTGGAGGGCGTCTCCTTCAGCGGCACGAACTTCCACGCCATCGGTTGGCCCTGCCCGGTCTGCCACTGGACCTCGATCCTTCTCCCGCCCGCCGCCCAGTATTCTTTCAAGTGGAACTTCTTATCGACGCCGTCCCCGATCAGCGCGTAGTCCGTGTAGGTAGCGGCAGTCGCGGTGTCCTCGATCCTTTTAATGACATCGAGCGCGTACACCGAGTGCTTCTTACTCTGGAAGCAGGAACGCTCGTCGGCGGCCAACTCTGCGAGGAAGGACTTCATCTTCTCGTCACTGACGCTTGCCTCGATGAAGTTGAACTCCCAGAACCACATCTGCTCCAGCGGCATCGTCCAGTTACCGCCTAGATACTTACGGAGAACCGGCGTCATCTTCACGTAGATGCGCGCGTCATTGGCTTGCTTCACGGTCTGGCGCATCGGGACCCAGTCCGGCGGGATGGGGTGGTTGCGCAACCAGTCTTTCGTCGGGTATTTATCGTGCCCCACGTACCACGGGAGGAACAGACATACGAACCGGTTGTACCCGGTCTCCTCCCCGGCGCGATTCTGAAGCCAGGTCTTGTGGAACCAGTCCCCTTTCTTACGGGCGGTCGTTTCGAGCACGAGGAAGGTCCGGGGGTTCTCGTGCATGGCGCGAATTAAGGAGGACTCGATGGTCTCAATCGGGTTCGGGTAGTAGGCGACCTCGCTTAAGTGGGCGGCAACCGGGGTGGAGCCTCGACTAATTCCCTTCGACTGTGCCCCGTGCTGGAGGAGGATGTCGCTGTCGTGCGCGAACCCCGGCCCCTTTTTCGCGTCATCCCTGACGAGTCGCGGCATCATCCACACGGGGAGGTTGTCGAGGCCAATCCACACCATCTGCGACATTTCCTCGGACTTCTCTTCTTCCGCGCTCGCAATCACGCAGTGGGAGCCACGCCTGAATAAGGCGATCCACAGTACGATCGCCTCCGTGATCGTGCTCATCCCGAGCTGCCGGCCCTTGAGGATGAGTAGAAGAATCGGTAACTGCTTCCCGTCCATCTCGGCTAAAATGTCGAGGTAAATTTGCTGGGCCGCGAGCACATCCGGCCGCTGAATCCGCCCTTCCTTGGTCTTGATGAAGAAGTAACGGTAGAACCAATACGGAAACGAGCACGCGCACAGGTACATCTCGTTCCGTATCCACTCGCGCTCCCAGTCCGCCAACTGGAACTTCCCGCCGTCCGGGTCGCCGGCGATATCCCTGGAGTAGAACCGCTTCCTCCCCTCGCCAAAGGTGATCGACTGGAAGTGGTCGAACACTTTGACGCACTCGGCTAGGGTGTGCTCGACCAGGAGGATGTGGTGCTTGAGTTCCACGCGCTCGATGTTGCGCCGGATGATGGAGGGGTGAAGCATGGGAGTCAGGCTACCAGACTGTCAGAACTGTCAGAACTGTCAGAACTGTCAGACGGTTGCTCGATCCGGTGCATCTCCATCTTGTTAAGGAGAGTTCGATATGAGATACCGAGTTGCTTGGCTGCCAATACGCGATTCCAATTGGCACATACCAGATAGCTATAGATAAAGTCCCGCTCAAAGTTAGCTACCGCAGTATAGAATATAGCCTGTGTATTCTTACTTGGCCGGTAGGACATCAGTTACCTCCTTACTTGCGCTCGCCGGGAGCGTGTGCTTCGGCCCTGCATCCCTCGGGTCCGGCTCCCGCTCGTACACAGTGGAGTCGATATCCTTAACGACCTCCTCCAGGGTCGGCACCCTCACCTGCCCGATCGCCACCTGCCTTCTCTGGTCGATCACCGAGTCGCGCACGCTGATGTTCGTGACCTGGTTCTTCGGCACGGGGGCCACGCCCGCCGTCTGCAACACCATCTTCGCGTCCTGGTGGCCGTGGTACGTCCTCCCCCGCCGCACCGCCGCCGACATGAGTTCCGGACTCCCGGCCGCCGCGATCATGCTCGCCTTCGTCCCCTCGATCCGGCTCACCTGCTCGGCTACTACGCCGAATATCTTGTGGAAGTCCGCCCCGGCGGCGGCGATGTAGTGGTCAATGGTCACGGCGTCCCGCTCCCCCTTCGCCAGGTCGGCTCGCAGCTTGACTACCTTCCGCGCGCCTTCGTCGTCGGCGTGGCGGAGGTAGGGCCACACGTCTACGATCCCGACTTCCTTAAGGATCGCCTCCAGGTTAGTTACCGGCTCGTAGTCGGGGGGGAGGACGAGGGCGATGCAGGCCCGCCTACTGAGGGTGAGCGCCTTCCCGTCCGCCTTGGCAGCCGAGGAGTTGGTTACGCCGCGTCGAGCGGAAACGGGTACGCGGGATCGAGCACGCTTATTCCCGCTCTTACTTTCGCCCTTAGCCTTGGATGCTCGGGCGACAGGTGCGGCGGCGCGGGTTTTACGTTTGGGTTTCGCCATACCAGGTACGGCCTCCTATTGTGCGCGTGCTCCTCTTGCCCGGCCTTCAACATCCTACACCCGTTCTCCACGCAGGACCACACCTGGCCGAAGAGGGTGGGGACCGTGTACGCGAGGTCGGCGCGCCAGAGAGCCAGGTCGTTGCGCTCCATGCTACCCTCCGTCCTCCACGCGATCCACCCCCTCCTGCTCGCCTGCCTCGTCGGCCCCGATCGCCCTCGCCTCCGCGTCCGTCAGGCTCTCCCCTTTCCTCAGCTTGTCGAGGATGAGGTCGGCCTGCTCCTGGGTGAGGTCCTCGACTTCGGCCACCTCGTCGATCTCCACCGGGGAGTTATCCCCGCCCGCGTCCCGACTTGTGGGGGCGAGCCACGTTTGCAGGAGGGTTACTATGCGCTCCATCTGGTCGTTGTGTCGCCTCACCTCCGCCACCAGGTTCGACGACGCCCACATCCGAGCCAGGTGCAGCTCCTCCCGCATCTCCGCCTTCCGCTCGCGCCGGAGTTGCCGCATGACTGCCCGATCCTTCCGCCACTCCACCCAGTCGGCGCGCCGCGCTCCCAGCCAACTGCTCGTCGCTGACCACCATCGTTTCAGTATGGACATCCGCATTTTCCTCCGTTAAGGCCGCCTGCACGTGGGGATCGCTCACCTGGTCGCCCATATTAAAATTGGCGGTCAAGTCCTCTCGCGTTTTCCCTCGGGAGTGCAGGGTCAGCTCCACCCGGTACTTCACCTCAATCCCGAAGTACGCGAGTGAGTTATTATTGAACGCGGAACACGCCGCCAATTGCCGGCTGATATGGTCCACGATCTGGTGGTGGGCCTCTTGCGCTGTGATTTTTCCTAAGTCGTATGCCATTGAGTTACCGCCTCTTTTAGTTATAGATTATCGAATTAACTGCGCTCCGCACTCCAGCATCGCCCCGCAGACTACCAACGCGACAGCGATCCCGGCAACGGTAACCGCCCATAGAGCTAGAACACCGAGAAAGTTAAAGAACCGATCAATCATGCTCTCCTCGCCTTCTCCAGTTTCCGGTTCGCCGCCCCCACCTCCACCGCGTACAGGGTGCGCTGGTGCCGTAACTGCGGCACCCTTTTCCCGTGCTCCCACTGCCACACGGTGATCGCCTTGACGCCGAACTCGCGGCCGAACTCCGCCTGGGTGAGAAGGAGCGCGCGCCGGGCCTTCCTGACGCGTCTAGCGATCAACTTGCGGGAGGTGGTCTCGCGGTAGGCCATCAGTTATCCCTCGATGCCGGCGGCCCCGGCGGCCCGCAGTTCCGCCTGCCGGAGCACGCTCGCCCGAACTTTGGCTGCCGCAGCCCGCTTCTCCCGTTTGACGGTCGCGTCGCGCCTCCGTTTCCGGGCCATCGCCTCGCTCATGTACCCGCGCCGGCCGGGCACCCGTACCACCATCCTCCCCCTGGCTAACTTGTGCCCACCCTTCCCCATCGCGCCCTCGTGCACCCAGTACCGCCTTCTCCGGCTCGCCTTCAGGGGGATGACACTGGCTGCCACGTTCCAGATCCTCGACTTGCACCGGCTACAGAAGGACGGCCGTTTCCGCTTCGACTTCCACCGGTACGCGCACCGCCGGCACACGTGGGGCCACTTAGGTGCGAGCCTCCCCGCTAACCTCGCCTTCTCGGCGATGACCTTCCGCAGCGCGCGGCTCCCCTTCTTCATCGTCACTACCTTCCTGACCTTTTTATCAGCCATAACGGCTCACCCCCTCACTCTCCACTCTCCACTCTCCACTCTCCACTCTCCACTCTCCACTCTCCACTCTCCACTCTCCACTCTCCACTCTCCACCATCCACTCTCCACCATCCACTCTCCACCATCCACTCTCCACCATCCACTCTCCACCATCCACTCTCCACCATCCACTCTCCACCATCCACTCTCCACCATCCACCATCCACTCTCCACTCTAAGTTACCGACTAGCCAGAAAAATAGCAAGCGAAATTTTCGCCCTCAGTTACCGCACGAGAATACGAGCCGGAAATATATATAGCGCGATAACTTTCCGGCACGAATAAACTGCGCCCCCGCCCCGGCCACCCTCCCTCACGGACAATAGGGCAACGAGACTGGGGGCGGGAGGGTGGGGCGGACTGGCCGGACGGAGGGAGGGTGGCGAGGGTGGGCAGGAGGGTGCGGAGGCGGGAGGGTGGAGGGTGGCGAGGGTGGTTCGGCGGGAGGGTGGCCGGACGCGCGCGTGGACTTCGGACCAGCGGACTAGGGCGCGCGGCGGCAACGTTGGGGCAGATGAGGCCAACGGGCCAACGGGCTGACGGGCCAACGGGCCATGCGGTCCGCCGGTCGGACTGTACCTTCTTAGGTACGCATCCCTCCCTTTTTAGCTTCTATATACATCTGGAGCCGGACTCCATTAGTCCTGCCCTCCAGTGTGCGCAGGTGCGTATAGGGTACGCACACCTAACTAGGGCGCTATAGCCCCTCTACCCATGTGCCCATGTGCGTTAGTGCGCGTGCGCAAGTATAGAGGGTAAAGGAGTTAGATGGCAGGAGGGCAGGAGGGCAGCACCGTTCCCCATCCACTTTCCTCCCTCCTCCCTCCCTTACGTTTCCTTGCGTATCCTTCCGTATTGAGGGGGGTCTGTGTATATAGGCGATTATCAACAGGTTAGCGCTTGCGTTTAATACAGATAGTAGCGAGAAGGTAACTAGAGGGTAGAGAATACGCGGGTGGGTGGAGAGGGCAGGGGCAGGGGCAGGAGGGCAGGCCCGCCCCGTGAGGCAGGCCCGCCCCGTGAGGCAGGCCCGCCCCGTGAGGCGAGAGGTGAAAGAGTTTATAGGTTAACGCCCGCCGTTACGCCCGCCGTTTACCGCGTCATACGTTTCCG